GCGTTGAAGCCAGCGCGCGCGGCGCTGCCAACGCGCGCAATCTGGCGCCCGGTCGAGTCGTAGATGCTCGTCGCCACCTAGAAGCTAGCTCCGGGGTTGGTGATTCTGGGCTTGAACGTTGGCGCCGGCGCCAGTGGCGGCCGGTACGGCGCGAGGCCGGAGCCGGAGCTTGGCCCCTGCCCCGGCTTGAGCGGGCCCGGAGCGCCGGGAATGGTTCCCGCTGGCGGCAGCATCCCGGGAATCCCGGGCTTCGGGCCGCCGGCAGGGGCCATCACGTTCGGCGTTGCTGGCGTGCCCCACAGCGACGAGGTGGCCCCGGCGAGGTCAATCATCGAGTTCCAGAACGTCTGGTCCTGCGAGTCGGCGCGCTGCGCGGCGGTGTTGGCCGCGCCCAGCTCGGCACCGAATAGCGTGTTCTGCTTCTCCTTGCCCGTCGTGTAGAGCTGGTTCGCCTCCTCCGTCGCGCCCTGCTCGCGGCCCTGTGCCTCGGTCGCGGTGGCTTCATCGGCGAGTGCCGCAGCAGCCGGGCCCTGGAGATTCCGAGCAAGAATCTGCCGTCCTTGCTCTGCTCGCTGAATCTGGGCGGCGCGTGCGGCACTCCCCGAGACCTCGGTGCGGGTGCGCGCCGCCGCCGCCCGGTCCTCCGGGCTCAGGTACGCGCTCGGGCCCTCGTTTCGGTAACGCTGGATGATGCCCTGGATGTTCGGGGTCCTGGGACGGTGGTGGAACAGGCCAGCCGCTAGCGGAGCCAGCGTGCTCGCGACCTTGGCAGCGCCGAGGAGTGGCAGCATTACTGCTCACCTCCAATCATCAGCGTGACCTCGCCGCCATCTAGGGAGCCAGGGCCCACGAGGATGACGTTCACGCGCACGGTGTTCGTGGTCCACTTGTCGCGGTCGATGGGCTCGACGCTGGTGTGCATGACGCCACGCGGATTCAGGGTGTGCACCTTCATCGCGAACCCAGCGACGCGCCCCAGCGAGTGCTGCACCTCGTAGTTCGCCTTGGTGCTGCTGATGCCGAACGTGACGTAGACGGCATCGTGGTTGCCCACGTCGTTGCCGTGCGCGACCTTGCCGAAGCCGATGGCGCGCGGCTGGAAGTTCGAGTCACCGAGACTGCCGTCCAGCTTCGAGCGCTGGTCGATGCCGCTGGCGATGGGCGCTGGTGCTCCGCGTGGCATGGTGCCTCCTACGTCAACTTGAGATAGAGCACGTACAGCGAGCCGGTGAGCCGGTTGCTGCCATCCATCCCCGCGCCGGTCAGGTAGGCTTCGAGAACCACGTAGGTCGCCGATGGGATGGCGCCGATGCCGATGCCCGCAGGGTCTATCATGGCGTCGTACATCCGCACCACGTCGTTCGGCGTGGGCGTGGAGTCGTAGATGGTGGCGACCACCCTGAACTGGTAGTTGCCGGCGACGATGGTGGGTACGACCGACAGGGCGGCGAAGGTGGTGGCGGGCGCGGAGTCGCTGGTCGTGGAGTACGACCGCGCGGCGGCAGTCACTGGGATGTTGCCCTGGCCGCTCAGAATCTCGAGCTGGGCGAGCGTGATGCGGCTGCCCCCAACGGCCGTGAGCTTCGCCTTGGTGATGATGCCGTCCTTGATGTGGTTGGCGGTGCCCACGGCGGCGTTCGGCGAGCCAGCGTTGGCGTCGGCGAGCAGCACGCGCGAGTCCACCGCCCCGGTCTCCATCTTGGAGACCGGCACGCGCTCGCCCTGGTTGCCGGAGAGCTGCGAGCCCTTGATGCCTGCGGAGGGCGACAGGTTGTCGGTGGCTAGCTGGCCGTTCACGATGTCGGCGGTGGCTTTGTCGTTCGCCAGCACCTGGGAGCCGAACGCGGTGTCGGTGCCATCCACAAGGTTGTTCGGAATCACGACTTGGGGCGCCATCAGGACATTCTCCTTTCAGGCAGCAATAGCACATCGGCGGCGAATCCCTTGAACTGAAAATCGCCGGCACAGTTGGCCGTCACCGTGACCCGGTAGCGCGTGCCGGTGAGCCCGGGCCGAAGTCCCGAGAACGGCGACACATCGGCCTGCTGGCCCCACTTGAACGTGCCCCACAGGGGTCCCGAGCCCCACTTGATGCCGGACTGGGTAAGCAGGGCCGAGAACGAGCGCGAGTCGGGGTTCGGGGAGACCTGGAGCGACAGGCTCATGTTGGTGTCCACGCCCGAGAAGGCGAACGCCTCGAGCCGCTCGTACATCTTGAGCACGTCCGGGGTGCCGTCGTCTATCCAGGGCGTGATGAGCTGGACGCGGACTGCGGCGCCCGCGCTGCCGTCCGTGTGCTTCTCGTCGCCGAACCCGTACAGCGCCATCCACGTCCGGTAGTCGCCGCCACCGAAGTCGCGGGCGTCGGCCATCAGGATGGTCTGGGCGTCGCCGAAGCTGGCCCCGCGCTGCACCAGGATGTCCTGTGCGAACCAGTTCGTGAACTTGGTCCAGCCGCCGAAGCGCTGGTCGTAGACCATGAACGAGTCGTTGCGCGCGCCGCCGGTCGAGAACGACACGAGCAGGAGCTGGCCCAGGTAGTTCTTCACCACCACGTCGCCGAACCGGGTCTTGTTCATGGCGTCGAAGATGTGCCCAATCTCCTCCCAGCCGAAGGGCTTCACCTCGTTGCCGACAATCTGGTGCAGGCCGGCGTCGCCGAAGAACCAGACGACGCCGCCCATCGCACCCGCGCAGCGCGGTCCCGCAGCTCCGGCTCCCGTGTAGATGGGGACCTGGATGAAGCTAGCTGCGTCGAAGCCCTCGAGCGCCCATACCGACCACTTCTTGAGGATGATGAGCCGGTCGTTCTGGCGCACGACAGCCTGAATCGAGTCGCCGTCGTCCTTGCCGAAGTCGTAGGCGACGAGCGCGTTCCAGTTGCACACGCCGGTGGCCTCGAGGTCGCCGATGGCCTGTGACGCATAGAGCGTCGAGCCCGCCCAGCCGAACAGCCGGTCGCGGTGGGCAATCACGCCCTCATAGTGCAGCGGCTCGCCGTGCTTGATTTCCGGGTCGGTCTGCGCCCCCATGGCCGAGTCGGCGAACTTGTCGCTGTACGTGCTTCCGGTGCCGTCGATGACGAAGTACCACGGCCCTTGCGCGTTGCCACCGGGCTTCGTGCGCTCGAGCGTCCAGCCCACGTAGTCGGAGCGAGCCTCCTGGACGATGTTGGTGATGTCCGCGCGCTGTGCCGCCGCCGCCGTGGTCGCGGTGACGGCAGCCGAGGCGATAGAGGAGCCGTTCCTGTAGCGGTAGCGCAGCCGCCAGAAGTAGGGGTTGGACTGGGTGAGGCCGCTCGTGGCGTCGTTGACGAGCGTGATGGTCATGGGCGCGCCGACGCCCAGGCTAGCTGCCTCGTAGTAGACCGTGGGGCTGCCGATGGTGAGGCGACAGTTCGGGACCGTGATGCCGCCGATGTTCAGGACGGCGACGCCAGAGGCCGTGGGGTTCGGCGCGATGCTGATGGTGTTGGCGCCGCGCACGACCGGGGCGGACACGGTGGTGGCGCCGCCCAGCGTGCCAGCGCCGCTGATTTTAGTCACCGTCACACCGCTGGCGATGTCCATGAACGCCGGACGCGGCAGCGTCATGTTGTGCCAGGTGTCGGTCGGGTTCAGGACCGAGAAGAACATCGGCGGGTTGGTCGTGCCGAGCTGCGTCGCCCACAACACGTCGTTCAACTGGTCCCAGCTCATGCGGTTGCTGAGATGGAGCGCGTAGGGCGTCGTCTGCGCCGTGAACGCGCTCGCGGTCATGCGATTCAGCACGCCCACCGAGGCGTCCTTGCAACCCTCGAAGATGCGCGTCGTGCCGTCCGAGCCGATGTATTCCATCAGCGTGTGCGGCTCTTTCGTCAGCGTGGCGCTACAGGCGCGTTGGCTGCCGGCGCGGACCTTGACGCCACCGAAGGGGCGCAGCAGCACGTTCTCCGCGACCGAGAGATGGCGCGCGCGGCGGCCGTAGTCCGAGACGCCGCCGACGATGCCCTTGGAGAAGTCGAGCATCTTGCTCGCGTAGCGCGGGCCAGCCATCACACCTGCCCGTCAAAGTAGCTGTTGAAGCGGCCCCTCGCGCGGAGGTTCGGGCGGCGGTCGCGACCACGGTCCTCGAACGTGTCGCGGCTCTGCGTCATGCTCCCGACCCACTCCTGCTCGCGGGCCTGCGCCTCGTCCAGTCGGCGCTGGCGCTTCAGGAGGTGGATGATGATGCCCTCGGTCAAGAGGTCGCGGCACACGTCTGGGAACGCCGTCGTCTCCGTCGTCGGGTCCACCACGTCCGGCGGCAGCCCCCAGTACCGAATCCTCCCGCCGGAGACGAGCGTGGCCGCTGGCGCCGGGTAGAGCTGGAAGTAGCCCTGGCGCACGAAGTAGTGCTTCGTGTCGCCCGTCGCCGTCTGCCGGTTCGTGACCTGCGCGTGCTCGTCCTCGAACAGCTCCTTCAGCTCCCAGTAGCTGTAGAGGTCGCTGGGGGTGAGCGTCGCGTACATCTTGCGGACGCCCTTGCAGTCGTCGGGGAGCCGGTAGAGGTCGGAGTTCGCCACATGGTCGAAGAACGCCTCGTACTCGATGACGTTCAGCCGGATTGCGACCTTCTGCGCGGTGCGGTTGTAGAACGAGAGCTGCTCGTCCTGCGGGATACTGCGGGCGCCGGGGTCGGAGAGACCGATGAGCGCGTCGTTCAGGATTTTCTGGACAAGGAAGCTCATAGCGCCGTCATCACCTTCCGGTACTGGGTCGTGGGCATGACGCGCTTGACGTAGGGCGTCAGCACGTCCCAGTTGAACTCGGAGTTGGGGTCGGTGCTCGGCACCGTGCCCCAGAGCGGTGCGTAGGGCGACGGGTTGTAGAACGTCGGGTAGAGCGTCCAGCTAGCTGGGGTGAAGTTCAGTGGCGCCCAGGTAGTTCCCGCCAGAACCGGGACCAGCGCCGCGCTTGTCGGGTCGTCAATGTTGAACGTCATCGCCCCGGCACCGTAGAGCGTCGAGAAGAACGAGGCTGCGGCGCTGCGGATGGAGACGCGCATGTTGGCGATGGCGTCGATGCCGTTGAACAGCATCAGCAGCCCGTTGTGGGTCGGCAGCGCGGGGCTCGAGCTGGCTGTGGGAGAGGTCACGGCCTCCGTCAGCGGGTCCTCCTGCAACCGCAGGCGCAGCGTCTGCGCGCCGTTGTCGTAGTCGAGTCGCGCGGTGTGCCACTCGCCGGAGCTGGTGACGATGCCGCTGGGGCTCTGCACCACGTCACCGAACTGGGTCGTGCCGACGATGCGGCCGGATGGCGAAACGCCTATCGCCATGACGTTCTTGGCCGGCGCCGGCTTGCCCAGGTCGCCGAACGCGATGAGCGGGTGGCACTCGTCGGAGCTAGCCAGCGCCTTGGGCAGAGCGTGGACGGAGAACTGGACCACCAGCTCAGTCAGCCCGTCCTCGGGGAGAGCCTGCGCGTTGGCGCCGAGCGACGCGGAGGTGAACGCGAAGTACGGCGAGCCGTGGTTCTTGACCGCGCGATACGTGCTCACGGGGTCAGACCAGGATGGACTGCCAATACTTCTCGTCCCAGTTCGCCATCCCCTTGTCCCCTGGGTAGAACTTCTCGAAGTAGATTGCCAGCCACAGCTCGAGCGACGACAGCGTGCCGGCGGTGCTGACGCTCCCCTGGAACCAGCGATAGGGGATGTAGGGAGCGAGCACGCCGCTTGGAGAGTTGCAGGCGAACCCGGTCCAGAGGATGGTGGTGCCCAGCCCAATCGCCGTGGTGCTGGCGCCGCACTGTTGCATACCGTTCGCCGGGGAGGCGTTGAACGCCCCTGTCATCGCCACGACATCCGCGACGAGGCCAGCCGTGGCGCTGACAGTTCCGGCGGTACCCTTGAAGCCGAACATCACCTGGCGTGCACCCAGGCACGGGATGGCCGGCGTGAGGGCGCTTCCGCCAACCTGGTCCGCCGGCACGCGCACCCTGCCAATTCTGAAGTCCATTTCGCCTCCTTGAACCAAGAGAGGACGGGCCCCGGAAGGCGACCCGTCCAGCTCTCGGGGGTGTGCGGTTGGCTACAGAGCCTGCGGTGCCACCATGATGCCCAGCTTCGTTGTCGAGCCGGTATCCGTGAAGCCACCGGTGTTGCCGGCGGGCTTGAGCACGAGGCCGCAGGAGTTCGCCGGCGCCGTTGCTGCTGCCGCGTTGGAAATGACCAGCCCGGCCGTACCTGCCGAGTTGGCGTGATGGCCGATGGTCCCGGTTGCGCCCGCCACGTTGGCGAGAGCGATGCTGCCGGGCCCTGCGACGACAATCTCGGCACCGACCGGAGCGCTGGTCAGGGCGACGCCGAACCAGGCGCGGTCGAGCGAGCCCGCCGTGTTGCACTTGCGGCCGGCGTAGATGTTCTCCGCCGGAGCGCCGGTATCCACGGCGGCAACGAAGCTGCCGCCGAAGATAAGCGATGCCGCCGGGTCGAGCACGAAGCCGTCGCCGATTGCTGCCGCCGCCGTCGTGACCCTCACCGTGTAGATGATTCCGAATAGGCCGGAACCAACCCACAGCACAGTGCCGTCTGCGCCAATCACTCGGATTGGCAGTTTCAGGTTGATGGACTCAGCCACTGAGAATCACCTCCTAGCCGGACAGAACAGCGGTGGTCGTGACCTGGTTGATGACGCCACTCGAGCGCCGCTCATCGAAGCACATCTCGCCGCGCCAGAAGATGTAGGCGACCCGAGCATCCTGGTCGATTGGCTTGCGCCAGTCCTCCATCTCCATGTTGCGACGCGGGTGGACCCACAGCCCCAGCGACTCCTCATCGATGAGGTAGACCTTCTCGACATCGGAGGCGCGCGGAGCGCGCTCGTCGGCGACCCATGGCGCGGAGCGGTACATCAGGTTGCGGAACCCCGCCTTCGCCAAGTCCGTCTGCTGCTGCGGACGGTCGTAGCGCTCGTTGCGCGCCATCGAGTTGTGGAAGTCGCTCCACGCTCCCCAGTTCGACAGGATGATGCTCGGCTGCTCGCCCGAGCGGAGCGCGATGCGGCCCCACATCTTCGACACCGGGTTGTCCTGGGCGTACATGAACGTCGCCCCGACGCTGCCACAGGTGTAGCCGGTGCCGTCGTTGTTGTGCTGCCACCAGCCGTTCGGGTCCGACGCCGGAAGCGAGCCGCCGGCGAGGATGCCGCCGTAGCTAGCTGACGCCGGGAACTGCTGGCCGTTCGTGTCCTTGAGCGCGTACTGGAGGCCGGTGATGGCCTTCGGGTTCGAGCCGTCGTTGTAGAGGTTCGTCCCGATGAGGTCCACAGCCGTGCGCTCCGCAATCCGCATCTTCTGCGCGACCAGGTTCATCACCGCCTCGGGGCCGGTGACAGCCAGCTCCTCGTCGGAGTCGATAGCCACCGTGACCTGGGCGTTCTTCGGGAAATACTGCGCGGCCTTGATGGGGTTGCGAACCGACGTGTCGAACTTGTCGGTGCCGCTGTACCACGAGCCGCCGCCGCCTTCGGGAGCGAACGAGAGCGGGACGACGATGGTCGGGCCACCGGTCCAGTCGCGCACTCGCGACTTCCACCTGTAGAACAGAGCGTTCGACAGGAAGAAGTTGTCCTTGAGCTTGGGGACGTGCTTGTTCCGCGCCAGCGCGGAAACCATGTCCCAGTTGATGGTGTACGCCATGTCAACTCACTCCTTGAGTGAAGGCGCCTAGTAGCTCCCCAACTTCGCCAGCTCGCTCGGATTCGCGAGCGTGCTCCTGGTGATGTCGGAGTAATCACGGCGCCGACCGTCGTGCTTGAAGGGCTGCGGTGTCCCGGGCCCTGCGGTCGAGGTGTCAATCACCGTGGCGGCCTTGCCGTCGTTCCCGGGAGCCGTCTTTGGCTGGGCGGGAGGGGCGGCAGTCAGGCGGCCCTGGAGTTCGGGCAACACGTACAGGCTTGCGCGCTCGAAGGACCACACGCCGATGAGTGCTGGGTTCTTCTCGAAGAAGGCGCCGACCGTCTCCACTTCGGGGTCGGACATCTTCAGCTTGCCGGCCGTCGAGCGGACCTCGTGAACCATGCGGTCCTCCTCGGCCTTGATGGCGGCCTGCTCGCCCTGCTGCTTCAACTGCGCGTTCTCCGCCTCGAGCGCCTTGATGCGCTGCTCCTCGGCGGACAGCTCGGTGTTCTCGGCGGCCTCGCGCGCGGCCTTGGCCTTGCGCGCCTCGATGGCCTCGAGGCTCTGGGTCATGGCGGCCGTGAACTCCTCGACCGTCGCGAACTCCTTGTCCTCGGGCTCGTCCTGCGGTGGCGTCTCCGGCGCTGGTGGCTCGTCGGTCTTGGGCTTGGGGTCCGCCACCGGCGGCTTCTCGGCTACCGGCGGCGGTGCCTCCGTGCTGATGGGCGTCTCGCTGTGAGCCCCCAGCTCCTCTGGCGTTGGAACCCCGTCCGTCGCAATCGGCATCACTGGCCTCCGAACTCGGCGCCGGCTTCCGGCGCCTCAGTGCCCTCGGCCCCACCGCCCTCGCTGAAGGCATCCTGCGTGGCGCTGGGGTCCGTGGTGGGGATGCTGGGCTGTTGCGACTGCTGCCCCATCACCCGTTGCTGTCCAATCTGCTGCAAGCCAACAACGAGGTCGCGGATGTCGCGCTGCTCGTCGGGGGCGAGGATGCCGTCGCGCCCGGCGATGGCGAGGATGGCCTGCGCGTGCTCGCGGATGGTCCCCATCTGCGTGTCGGGGCCAGGGTTCGCGAACACACCAACCGGTTGGTCGAGCGAGGCCGACATCAGCAGCCCCCGCGCCCCGTGGGCTTGCCGCTCGGCAGGCTGTAGCCGCTGCCGGCCTTGCCGTGGCCGGCCGTAGGCGTCGGTGCGGCCGGGAACGTGCCGCCGTTGTGGCCGGCGTGTTTGGCGCCCGCTGCGCCGGTGTAGATGTCAGCGGCGGAGCCGCGACCGTGGCCGCCGCTGGGTGCGCCCTTGGTACCCATTCCTGCCTTCGCCATCTGTTCCTCCCTCAGTAGCGCGCTGCCGCCATGGCGGGGCGCGCACCCTTGCCGAACGGAACCTTCTTCTTCGACCGCGACATCGCGGCGGCCTGTGACTTCTTCGCGGCGCGCTGGCCGAACCTGGCGCCGACCATCTTCTTCGCCACCCGGCTAGCTGCGCTCTCTGGAAGGGCCATGCCTTTGCTCGCTTGGTTGAACTCGTCCACTTTGGCCTGCCCCATCGCGGCGATTCCGCTCGGGGAGTTGCCCCAACGTCGCTGCTTGTTCGAGCCCCACGGCATGTCGGTAGCTATGCACGAACGGGCGCAATCGCCCAAACAAAAAATCAGCCGGCGTTGCCGAACCCGGTCCCCTGGGGTCCCTGCTTCGAGATTGCCTTCCGCTGGCCGGCCGAGGCCGCAGCGGTCTGGAGCTGGGTCTGCTGGATGGCGTTCTGCTGCAAGCGGCCCATGATGGTGGGCACGTTCTTGATTCCCAGCCGCTCGAGCGTGCTCTCCGGGTCCATGAGACCCAACTCGAACAGGTTCAACACCTTCTCCTCCTGCATCGCGCGGCTGACCGTCGTACCCGAGCCCTGGGCGAAGCGGATGTCGTAGTCGCGCGTCAGGATTTCGGGGTCGATTTCCTTCATCTCGCCGGAGCTGGCGCGGTAGAGGATGGGGCCCTGGGCCTTCTTGCCGGTGGCGTACATGCACTTCTTCAGCACCCGGCACAGCTCGGTGAACTGCGGGCCCTCCTTGCCACGGATGCGCGTCTGCGCCGCGTCCTGGAGGTCGCGAATCGCGGCGGCGGCCTCGATGCCTTCAGGGCGGCGGCCCTGCTGGACATCGTGGACGCCGCTCACGGTATCGAGGTCGCGCTTCTCCAGGTCCAGCACCTCGAACTGCTGGTTCGCCACGCCCTTGAACTGGAGCCACTCGATGGTGCTGCCGACGAGCTTCTTCAGCGTGTCGCCGGGCTCGATGGGCTTGTTGTCGATGTCGATGCCGGTGTTCGAGTCGGCAATCAGGATGGGCAGCGCCTCGTACTCGAGCGAGCGGTTCAGGAGGTTGTAGCGCTTGTTGATGCTGCGGTTGATGGGGATGATGTGGTCCAGCTCGCCCGTGCCGTAGAAGCGCCCGCCGTGGTAGTAGTCGCGGCCGAACTCGAGCGGCAGCCCGAGGAAGCACGGGTCCACCGGGCTCGAGTCGAGGAACGTCCCCGAGGCCGTGAACTGGAGCAGCCGCCAGCCCGAGGGGCAGCTCGGCTCGCTGGTCCGGTAGGGCATCGCATAGGGCGCGTAGTCGTAGGTGCCGCGCGCGTTCGGCGTCGCGATGTCGCCGACGTAGAGGACCGGGATGCGGGTGCGGTCGCGCACGAGCATCTGGATGAGGAACGTGGTCCCGGCGTTGCCGTACATATTGCCGGCCTCGGCGGAGACCAGCGGCGCGCTCGTGTTCGGCGCCGCCTGGCCGTCGATGTAGGCGCTCGAGGCGACGACATCCTCGAGGCGGTTGTAGGTGCCGTTCCACGCCACGTTCTCGTGGTAGGGCTTCTCCAGCACCTCGTAGCCGGGACTCGCGAGGTTGTCGGATTGCAACTCGTCCTTCGGCACCAGCGGGAACATCGCCCGCAGCCGCTCCGTCGCGATGGGGCCGGCGAGGAAACAGTGCTCCAGCTCGTCCTCGTTGCGCGCGAAGGGGTCCTTGTAGAAGTCGTACTGCGACCAGAACTTCGGGTAGGCGATTCCGGTCGCGGGGTCGATGACGATGATGGTGCAGTTCCAGCCCTGCTTCAGCATCTCGCGGCGCGAGACCTGGAACCACAGGTCGAACTGGTTCGTGTCCATCAGCCACTGGGCGAAGTCGTTCAACTGGTCCACGTCGGTGGTGGTGAGCGCGCGCCGCGCCTGAATCTCGGGGCGCGGCTTCATCTCCGTCATCACCGGCCACACCGTCTCGACGGTGGCGAAGCACAGGTTCGTGACCTTGTTGACGCGGTTCAGCTGCGCCGTGTTGTAGTGGAACCCGGAGTAGTAAAGCTCGTTGGTCTGGAGCCGGTAGGTCTCCGGTTTCTTCGCCTGCACCGCCTCCCTGAAGCGCTCGAACGCCCAGCCCACGAGCGCATCCTGGTCGGTTGCCTGGCCGAGATGCGGCGGGTCGCCCATCGGCGCGCGGTCGGTGGCGACGAAGAACGAGCCGTCGCCCATGTCCACCGAGAACAGCCCCGGCTTGAGCTTGAGTTGCGGCGCAATCGGGGGCGGCATGGTCGGCACGAGCGACATCAGCCCTCCATCCGCGCGGTGACGCCGTGGCCGTAGTCCAACGTCTTGCCCGCAGCTAGCTGGCGGCGCGTCTCGTTGTGGCGCTTGGCGCGCTCGAGCACGTCGCGCGGGGCGTGGCGCTCGGCGCCGTCACCCTTCACCACGGCGTCCTCGCAGCCCTTCGCTGCCTGGAGCTGCTTCATGTGGGAAAGCGACTCGACAAAGGTTCCGAGGGAGCGGTTCTTGTGCGGGGTGAAGTCGCTCTCGCTGGTCGAGTAGCCCGAGAGGCGCCCCAGCGTCACCGGCGGCACGTTGACGAACACCCAGTCGCAGAAGTTGTCGCACCACCCGCACTTCCCAGCGGTCGTGGTCGGCTCGTCCTCCTGCCACAGCCAGGCGTTGGCCTGTCCACAGACGCCGCAGGTCGCCTCCCAGCACGGCCCGTGCTTGCGCTCGTTCACATCATCCTCCCGCCCACCCGGATAGGCCCCGGGTGCGGCAACAGTGTGCTGCCGCGAGCCGCAGCCGGGATGGCCTCGAGCGCGACGCGCATCAGGTGCCGGGCGGACATCATGCCGCAGCAGTCGAGGTGCACGGCGACGCGGGGCATCTGGCGCGGGTCATCGGCGCCGCCCCCGAGGTCAATCCAGCCGATGTGGCTCTTGTTCACGACCTCGAATCCGCACAGCGCGCACACCGGATGTGCCGGCGAGAGGCGCCTGTCGATGACGCCCCAGGTGCGTTCTTGCTCGTCCTGCCAGCTCATGTCGGCCTTGAGTGGGTCGTTCACCAGGCCCGTCCTTCATCGCGAGCAATCTTCATGCAGTCAGCGCAGCGGTCCCAGCCCGCGCTCTCGCGGTCGCGGTTCCAGGCTTCCTTGGTGATGTAGCCGCAGAGCGCCTTCGGCCACTGGGAGCGGACAACGAGGTGCAGCACCTTGTCCTCCGGCGTGGCGACCGGGCCCTCGAGTTGCGCGACCTGCTCCTGTTTCCTCATCGAAAGCCTCCGAGGCCATTCCGTTGGCGGGCCTGGTCTCTGCGAGTCGCGTAGTCGTCCAGCTTCGCGATTTCGTCAAAGGTCATAACCCCAAGGTCGATGTCCGACGACGACTTGCCCATGCTCTGGCGCGCCAGAATCTCGCGGTAGAGCCCTGGCGCTGTCTGTATCACAGCGAGCGGCAGCGGCTCCAACGTATTCTCGAACCCGCCCGAGTGGCTGTAGAGCGCCATCGCCATCGCCATGGTCAGGTCCATGAACTCGCCGTCCGGGTGGTCCACGCGGTCCACGCCGGAGGACATCTTGTCGTAGTAGAGCGTCTGCCACTCGCGAATCATGCGCGGGTCGAGGCACTCCCCCGACTTCTCGCGCACGTAGCGGCGCACGAGGTTGACCAAGTTGGTGCGGTTCTCGCCCGAGGTCCACACCCCGGGCTTGTCGGTGAACCGGCCAGCGACGCTCGTCTCCGAGACCCGGCGCATCTGGATGTTCGGGTACTGGATGTGCTTGATGAGTTCGGCGTGGAACTCGATGCCGTGGTTGTTCGCCTCGGCGGCGATGCGGCCGCCGTTGTACCACCACGCGGCGGCGGCGGCCTGACGCGCGCACAGGTCGGGAGGGGTGCGCGCGTAGTAGATGGCGTCGATGCCCAGCGTGTGCTGGTTCAGCGCCACGCCCGGCGACCAGTCGCTGCCGGGGTCGCCTTCGGAGAGGTCCCAGCCGAAGATATACATGTGCCGCGCGATGGGCGGCACGTAGATTTTCCAGCGGCCGCCCTTCACCATCCGCACGATGGGGTTCTTCTTGTCGGCGGGGTTGAAGTCGATTTCGCAGTCGTCGGGAATCTTGTTCTCGCGCCCGGCGTACTCGCTCGCCTCGATGTAGTGGCGCAGGCCCTCGGTGTCGAACACCTTGCGCCCCGACGCGAGGAAGCAGTCGGCGTCGTTGCACGGGTATTCCTGGTCCATCTTGTCCTGGTCGCCGGAGCACTTGTTCGTGCGCGTCCACACGTACCACGCCATCTGCTCGAGCGTGAGCTTGTAGCGCGCCATCTTCTCGCGGTCCTTATCAGCTAGCTCCTCGACCGCGTAGATTGCCCGGCGCTGGTACGTCGGGTCCTCGAACCACGGCACGAAGAACGGCACCCAGTCGTTCTGCCCGTGCACAGCGGCGACCCAGTTGTTGTGGAACCAGTTACCGACGCCGTTCGCCGTGCTCTCGGCAATCACCAGCGAGTCCACCTCGTCGGGCACGACCTGTAGGATGGCGTTGAAGAAGTCGTCGGCGTTCTCGATGAACGCGGCCTCGGAGATGTGCACGCGCTGGCCGGTGAACCCGCGCGACTCGCCCGCGACCTCGACCTGCATCCGCGAGTTGTTGTGCGCGAAGTGAATCACGCGCTTGGTGTTGTAGCGTCGCTTGGGCTTGATGCGCTCGGGCAGGTTGTCGTAGAAGCGCTGCGCCATGCCGAACAGGTACTCGCTCGACTCGGCCTTGTGCGCGGCGACCAGGGCCTGCTGGTTCTTCTTCAGGTGGCAGTCGCGGAACAGCTCCGCTTCACCGAACGTCGAGAACCCCTGCTGGCGCGCCTTCAGAATCATGATGCGCGGCGGCCTGCCGGCGGCGCGCTCGGCGTCGATGACCTGGGCCAGCCGGCGCTGCGATGGCCGCATCACGAACGGAATCAGCTCGCCGCCCTTCTTGGGGCGGATTTTGAGGCAGAGCCGGAAGTAGAGGTCGCGGTTCTGTGCCAGGTCCGCGTTCGAGACCCTTGCCGGCTCTGCCATTCGTTACGCTCTCGTCCTCATCAGCACGCGCAGGAAGAAGCGGCCGATGCTCCGGCCCATGATGCCATCGTGCGCGCAGCTCGTGCACAGGACGTGGGCGTACCCCGCCTTCGCCAGCGTCGGGTCCTGGTAGGGGCGCGAGCGCTTCACGGCAATCTTCCGGCCGCAGGCGTCGCAGAGCATCGCCCCCATGTCGTCCCAGAGTTTCTGGCGAGCAGCTTCTCTGGGCGCGCTACTCATGGCTCGCTGGTCCGGCTTCCACCACGCCGTTCGTCTCGGGCGCACCCGGGACCGGGGCCATGTCGGCGGTGCGCTCGACCCAGCCGTACTGGCAGCAGCCGCACATGAAGTGCAGGTGCTCACCGACGATGTTCAGCCCGCACTTGCCTGGCTCCTGGCGCACGCTCGCCGGCTCGAGCGCGCTCTTGCCCGAGCACCACCGGCACGCGAACCCCTGGCTCGGCGTCTTGCACTTGGGGCAACCCGAGTCCTTGAAGTGTCCGAACGGCTTGATGTCGCCTATCGTGCGCTCGATTTCCGCCTGCCGCATCGCGGCCCTGATTTCAGATTCACGGCTCACTTCGCACCCTCCTGTGTGACTGCCCACTTGAGAACGAACCCATGCTCGTCGGTCTCCAGCACGTAGGGCGAGCCAGCTAGCTCGAGGTTCCGCCCCAGGGTCCAGACGTGCTGCACGGCGATTCGCAATCCGTCCAGCGGCCCGCCGCGCGCGGCCGCTGTCACCATGCCACCGTCCTGCATCACCAGGAACCCGCGCGAGTAGATGGGGTTTCGGTAGGTGCCATAGGCACGCGAGATGGCGGGGCGGCTGTTCATTTCAGCTTCAGGTCCTCGGCGCCCTCGTGGGGCAGGAACTCCAATCCCGTCATGCGCTCGAACCGCTGCATCCACACCCACTGGTCCTTGTGCTCCTTGTCGATGGCGTTCTTGTAGATGGCCTCCTGGATGTGCGGCACGCGCGAGCGCCAGCCCGCCTTCTCGCTCGCCACCGCCTGCCAGAAGCCCTCCTCGCCCATGAACTCGAGCAGCTCTTTGGGCGAGAGCCCCATCGCCGCTGACATCTCCGGCTCGCTCGTCGGGTAGCGGTCGTGCCGGGGCTGCGCGTACCAGACTACGAGTGCTCGCCGCGCGCGGGCTCGTGACGGTTTTTCACTACTCCCGGCCGGTCTATCGGCTTCTGTTCGAACCCATCCTTCACCGGCTCCGTCTGCGGGAGGTGCGCTCGCTGCGTCCCCGCCGGGAACGGCAGGATGTCCTCCTCGCCCCGCTGCGTCTCCTTCGGGCCCCGCAGCGACCGGCCCGAGCCCTGACTCTCCAGCCACAGGTGCGCGACCGCCTTCTCCAGCTTCTCGCTCGCGGTCGTAAGCAGAGCTAGCTGCTTCGCGACGGCGCCGCCTTCGGACACCAGGCTCTCCTCGCGAATCATCGTCTCCATGCGCCTCGTCACCGCCTCGTCCATCACCGACTTCGAGTGGTTCAAACTCCACACCGACTGTCCCCACAGCCACTTGGTTGTCAGCATCCCGCAGCTCACCCCCGCCAGGAACAGGAGCAGACCCATTCCCACCAGTTGCATTGGCAACATCATCGCCTCCGTTGTGGTTTCGCACGCAGCGGCCTCATCTCCCCGCAGGCGCGCAGCATCGCCGTCGCCCAGCGTTCAAGATGCTCCGTCTCAGGATTGCGAGGCCCTTGCCGGAGACCGGAGCGGGCCGGGGGGCCGCCGAGTCGGTGCTTGGCGCCGGTAGGCACGGCGCGGTGCGACCCGGTTCGGAACCTCGCCTGTCGTGCTTCATGGTCGCAGCTCTCGCGCTGGAAATCCGAACACGTCATCCCAAGGGTCAGCGCCACCCGCTCGAGCCACTCCTGCGGGAGCTGGTGAGCCTGGTACAACTTCCGCAAGGCCGACTGGGACCAGCCGCGTCGCGTCGCGAACTGCCGGAGCGTCATGCCCGCCGGCATGTGGTCGCGCACCACCTCCGTCCACGCCGGATGGATGAGGCGGTTGTCGCGCCCCGTCCACTTGAGCTTCATCCCGTAGAGGCGCGGCGGGATTCCCAGCCCAGCGCCCTTTGCCTTCGCGCTTTTCCTGGACGCAGAGCTTGCACGAGCCGCCGCCCCGGAGCCACTCGCCGGTCTCCGGGTCGATGCCCGGGACAATCTGGTGGTCAACGCAGACGATGTAGCCATCAGGCGCGCCGTCCACGACCAGACGGTGCGAGCGGATGGCGTCCTGGGTGCGCTGGTCCGCGAGCGTGCGCTGGAGTGTGGCCTGGTTGCCGGCGAGGATGCCCTCGGCGGCACTCGTGTCGGGTCCGAACAGTCGCTCCATCGCTCACCTACGTCTGGAGGCCGTCTGCGGCCAGGGCGCGGGTGAAGTTGAGCACCCGGTCGCTCGATGCCTGGAGGTCGTGCGGCGAGAACCGGTCGAAGAAGATGGGGTTCTCGCGCATGAAGCTCGTCAGTACCGTGCCCCGGCGCACGCCGCGTGTGCCCTCGAGGTAGGCGATGGCGTAGGACGGATAGTTCGAGGGGTCGTCGCTCGGGTAGGCCATGTTCATGCCGTCGATGGCACCGCCCCAGCAGCCGCGCAGGGCGAGGCCGCACTGGATGAGGTTCGGGTCGGAGATGAGCGACGGGTTGATGTTCTCGATGTCGAGCCCACGGATGGTGAAGTTGTGGCAGGAGAGGAGCTGGACCTGCGAGTTCGCGGCGAACGTCTGGCCCTTGAGCGTGGGTGTGGAGTTGTTCGAGCTGAGCGAGTTGTTGATGAGCGAGGCGTGCAGGCAGTTGGTCAGCAGGATGGCCTCGCGGCCCGAGCTGTTGATTTCGTTGTTGTCGAGCTTCAGCAGCGTCGCGTTGGTGACGGCGATGCCGCGCCCGGTGGGGTTGCCGTTTCCGGTGGAGTTGATTTCGCAGCGCGAGATTTCGGTGTGGAACGAGACGCCGTTCGCCATGTCAGCGGCGACCAGGTTGATGCCCTGGGTGGACATCGTGTTGATTTGCAGGTCGGCGAACTTCATCCACCGGAACCCGAACTGTCCCGCCGTCCCCACGAAGCTGATGCCCGCCGTGGTCGAGCCGCTGCCCTGGAGGGTGAGGCTGTCTATCTGCAACCGGCCGCCGACGCTGGCGCCCATGGCGGTGTTGGCAATCTGGAACAGCGGCACCGCGCCGCTCGTGGCGCTGAGTATCGTGTCCCGGAACGAGCCCGTCAGCGACGTGATGCGGATGCCCTTGTTGGTGATGTGGAGGGGGCCGCCGGATAAGAACGACGTGCCCGGCCGCAGCGTCACGGTGTCGCCATCGAGGGCGGTGGTCTCGATGGCGGTGCGGACAGCGGCCTCGCTGGTATCGGCCGGGGTTACGTTCGCCATGGCTAGTTCACCTCCGGTGCAACGGGTGCGTCTCCGACCGAGGGGTCGGTGATGATGCCGGTGGCGCTCTGTAGGTTGCGGTAGGTCAGGAGCGACGGGCTGTTGCCGTTGTTGTTGCTGGTGCTGTCGAGCGGGTTGTTGCTGCGCGAGCGCCAGCGGGCGCAGCGGGTGTCGGCCACGTCCCAGGTGATGCCGGTGCCGTCGCCGTTGGCGCCCTTCTGCTTCAAGAATCGGTTGCCGTAGATGACGCCGCCCGCGCCGCACTGTTGAATCAGCAGCGCGCGCGTCGGGCCGTGGGTGCCGAACGCCGGGTTGCCGTAGATGTCGGACCCTGCGGTGCCGCCGTAGCCTGAGTTGAACCAGTTTCCGAGAATCATCGTGGGCGCGGTCATGTTGACGAAGTTCACCATTGCGTCCTTGTCGATGTACGCCTCGATGTTGTTGCCCTGGACCGTCGCGCCCTCGACGCCGTTCATCTCGATGTCGCGCCCGACGTTGCTCTCGAAGCTGCACCCCTGGACCAGCGTGTTGCTGCTCTGGGTCAAGTAAAGGCCCTTGCCCTGGCAGTTCTGGAAGCTGCACCCGATGAACTTGAGCGTGGTGTTCGTGGGCTGGACGGGGGGCGAGCCGTAGGGCGGCACGGTGCGCTGGGCGCGCCCGGCGGCCGTCTGGGCGAAGGTGAAGAAGCTGTCGCGCACGGTGATGAGGATGGCGGCGTCGATGAGGAGCCCGATGTCGCCGCCGTAGGTCATCACGTCGCTAACGACGCACCTATCCACCTTGTTCGCGGCGGAGGTCCACGACAGCTTCAGGCAGTAGGCGCTCGTGAGCGGGCGGACGATGGTGAGGTTCTTCACCCGGCAGCGCCCGGCGTTCACGAACACGGAGCCGTCGATGATGGTGCCCTCGGCCGACTCGCCCTCGAGCGTGGTGCCTCGGTTCGAGAGCGTGAGGTCGCCCCGGTAGATGCCGCGCCCGAGCTTGACCGTGCCGCCCGGCATCGTGAGCGATGGGTTGATGGGCGGATAGCCGAAGCTAGCTATCCCCGGACTCGTGAACGAGTCGAGCGCCTTCTGGATGGCAGAGCTTTCTTGAATCGAGACGTTGGCGACTGCGGTGCCGCCGTAGAACGTGCTCACGCGAGCGGCCTGGGGAACGTCGCGTCGCCCTGCTCGGCGAGAAGTTCGCGCAGCGTGGCGTAGCTGAACCAGAACCGGCCGTTGCTGGCCGCGCCCCAGCGACCCCAGGAGTTCAGGCACCAGACGCGCTGCTGCTTGACGTTCAGGCCGAGGAGGCAGACCTCGTGGCCGCCACGGATGCTAGCGTCCGGCGTGAGCGGGCACTCACCGGAGTTCAGCGGCTCATCGAATGAGTCGTACCAGTTGATGCCGAGGATGCCGGGCTGGAGTGTCAGCGCGCCGAGCAACTGGTCGAAGCTGAACGTGTGCGCGTAGCCGGCGATGAGCTTCAGCTTCACGGCGGCCTTCATCGCGGCGAGCCCGGAGGAGCCGGTGTCGTTCGGCGGATAGCTGCCGGGGTAGGGGTCTAGCTTCGTCGCCAGCGAGTAGATGTTGACGGCGGCGCTCTCGTCCAGCAGCGGGCCCGGGACCTTCGACGCTTCAGGCGTGCAGTTCAAGCACTGAGCGGTGGCGTTGCCGGTGCAGCTCCCGAGGTCGCCCTGGTCCAGCACGGGACCCCAGTGGCGGTGCATCACGCTCGTCGGGGCCGCTGTGCCGGCCTGATAGCTCCAGGAGCGCTTGTCGTGCTCGATGTGTCGGCCGAGCCGTTCCGGTCCAGAGAGTTCGCGAATCCTTCGCTTCATTCGAGCCTCCGTGGCTAACACCTACTGCAACGTCTCTAGGGGGCTTCGCCCCCTTGCCCACATAAGTGGGCCATTGTGTTGTTCGTCGCGCGCGCGTCAAGGAGTTTCGTGTAAGTCGCGTACTGGCAACACCTGATTCAGTGTTCTCGCTGAGTGAAGTTATCCACAGGGATGTGGACAACTCTGGAACGCTGTGCTACACAGCACGTTGTCCGAGCGGCCTGGCCTGCGTTGAGCGCGGGAGGGCGGCGGCCCTGTGAACGTGCGGTGAGTGGGCCAGGCACGCACGGAGCGTATCCGGCGCACATGCTGGCGCGGTGATTGTGACGCGCGAGCAGCTCGAGCAGGCGACCGTCACGACCGTCACGACCGTCAGCCGCCACACCTCATGCTCGCTTCTTCGCCTTCGGTTTCGCCTTCACCGGCTTGGCCGCCTTCGGCTTCGGCACCTCGAGGTCCAGGTGCAGGAACCCCGCCAGGTCGAGATGCCGCGCCACCGACGCCGCGCAGCGATTCAGGTAGGCGCCGCAGTTCTCCGAGCCGTTCGGCCCCAGCCCACCGGTCTCCAGCTCGAGTGCTTCGTAGATGACGACGTGCGCCTGTGACCGCATATCCTCGCTCATCGGACTCCTCCCTCGGTTCCATCCTCCGGGACTCCCGCCACCTGGTCCCATCGCACGGGACTCCTACCACACCGGGCACACTTCCCCCGATGCGTTTCACTCCGCCCGCTGCCAGGTCCCATCGGCCGGGACTCCTGCGGTCCCCTTCGGGTCCCTCACTCGCCCGCCCTGTCGTGGCGTCGCGTCAGTGTAGGTGACGGATGACTGACTGCGCCGGCCTCGCGGCGGCGGCCGGGACCCGCGCGGGTGGGGTCGCCCGCGAGCACGCGAGCATGAGGCGGGAGGGTGTGCGCGGGAGGGTGCGAGCGCGTGTGTGCGTGCGCGGATGGGCTTCGCCTCTCCCCCGCATTGGCGTGGGCCGCAACGCCTTGCGAGCGCGCCGCGTCATGCGCCGAGCGGGTGTGTGCGATGCGTCGCGGAGGACGGGGGGTCCGGGGCTGTAACCTAGTGTCGGCCAACAAGCTAGCTCTGTCCAACATTTTCTCTGAATCCCGCCGCTAGCTGCCGAATCTGAAGTGGCCCAACGAGTTTGCTGCGGTTCGCCGGATGGGCCGGTGGCCGGTTGGGACAGGAGGACTTGGGAATGACCGATTACGCTCAGCTAGACCGGACAGCGCTCCAGAAACTCGTCCGGGAACGTGGCCTCGGGATGGACGGGGCACCGGGCAAGACCTCGTGGGTCGCTGTGTCCAGCCGCGCCACGATGGAAGCCGCGCTGCGGGCCGCTGACGGTGGCACGCCGCTCACCCTGCCGCTGGAATCGGCCGGTGGCGACAACGCGAAGGCCGCCGAGATGCTGGCCGCCGCCGTCGCCATCCTGTCGCAAGGGAAGGGCATGGACGAGGCGAAGGTGCGGGAAGTGGCCCGCGACGAGGCGAGCAAGTTCGCCGCGCCGCACACTCACGTTCTGACCGGTGGCGACCGTGAGCCGGTGGACGTGGGGACCACGCACAAGATTTACAGCCGCGTCCTCGACATGCTGGCCGATGGCCTGTGCCCCTATCTGGTCGGGCCGCCGGCCTGCGGCAAGACGCATCTCGGCCAGCAGCTAGCCAAGGCGCTCGCGAAGCATTTCGGCCACGACCCGGACTCGGGCTACATCCTGCACGCCGATAGCTGGAACGCAGACATGATGGACTGGCGAGTGTCCGGGACCGTGAACCCGCTCTCCGGGGCGTTCAATCCCACGCCGTTCTACCACTCGGTGACGGTCCCCGGCCTGTACCTCATGGACGAGCCGGACAAGATGAGCCAGACCGTGACGGGGTGCTTCAACCTCGCCATGGACAACCCGAAAGCTAGCTTCGCTTGCGGCCTCGTCTTGAAGCACAAGCACGCTCGTATGTTCGCCGCTGGCAACACGCCGGGGCTGGGCGCAACGCTGCAGTACCCGGACAGGAACGTGCTGCCCGCAGACTTCCGTGACCGGTGGACGTTCGTGAACATGGACTATGACGAAGCGCTGGAGCGGAAAATCACCCTCGCGGTGAACCCCGACGCCGGCGAATGGGTGGACTACGTGCAGGAAGTCCGGGCACGCATCGCCAAGGCAGGGACGCCCATCCTCGCCACGCCCCGGGCATCGGTGCAGGGCGCGAAGCTGCTCCTGCGGAAGTGGTCCCGGAAGGATATCGAGAACGCCGTGCTGTGGAAGAACGCGCCGGATTCCATGGTGGCCCGTGCGAAGGGAGACGCCTAGACATGCGACACACACAGGGCAGGCTTGAGCCCACGCCCAACGAGCACAAGCGCTGGGGCAAGCACTACATGAGCACGCTAGCTGCGCTGGAGCGCCTCCAGGCACCGTGCGCCACGGAGCGCGGCGCAGCCCGCGAGAGCTATCGCGACGAGCAGAGCAAGAAGCCCGGTCGCGGCGAGTTCGGCCGGGCGTGGTACGGGAACGCCAGCCGCGATGAGACGCTCGTGCTTGCGAAAACCGGCATCGACCCGAAGGTGACGACGTTCGCGGTCAACGATGCCCGCGTCGGTCACGGTCACAGGGCCACGAACGTGCACGATGTAGTGGGCGGGTCGCTCGACGTTGGTGTGCTCATGGCCGGAGCGCCCGAGCATTTCGTCCGCCGCACGAAGCGCCCGAGCCCGCTCATGGTGAGCATACTCGTGTCCTGCTCGTGCAACTGCAACATCCCCGGCCCCACGCTCAGGGAGCGCGGCCTGCGCTTGCTGACGGCCATCCGCAGCATCGAGGAAGCGGGAGCCCGCGTGCAGCTAGACGTGAGTTTCTGCTCTGCGGGCTACAACGGCACGTACTGCTGGGAAGTCATCCGCGTGAAGGACTTCGGCGGGTTCGCAGACCCGCAAGAGGTCGCGTTCTGGATAGGCCATCCGGGAGCGTACAGGCATCTCGGCTTCGGGCTCTGGTCGCGGGACATTCTGGAAGAGTTCGATGAGGTGTACCTGCACGGTCTCGGACATGCACAGGACCCGCCCACGGAGCAGCTAGCCGCGTGGGACCTGTACCTGCCCACGCTGCGCCACGCTGGCGAGCTTGAGACCGCAGAGACGCTCGCAGAGGAAGCGCTCGCCGCAGCCCGCGACAGGGCCGTGCAGGTGCAGGCATGACCTACCCATACAGGTACCCATTCACGCTCGCAGACCGCGAGCGTTTCATCCACCCGGAGGCTCTCATGCACAACGTACTCGACGCATACGCTTCACTCACCCGGATGCACCTGCAAACGGCCGTGCGAATCATGGGCGTGAACCCGAACGGGGTGTGCGACGGGCACACGTCGTGGGCAGCCACGACCACTCGCGAGGGGCTCGCTCTCGCTCTGGAAGGCGTGACGCGCGACGACTCACCCCCGCCCGTGCGGGGGGCCATCGCGCTGGCATTCATCCGTGCCAACGGCTCGCGCGGGAACGAGGTGACGCCGGAGAACAACAGCAATCGCGAAGCGCTCGCTGACATACTCGACCTGATGGCGCATGGCAGCTAGCTGGTAAGGCGCGCACGTCGCGCCCATCGCGACGTGCTCACGGGCGCGCACGCTCACACAGGTGCGCGCCCGTTCGTGTGTGCGCTCGCGCGCATCACGCGCGCCTGGTTGCGCGCGCGCGAAAGTAGCTAGCTTGCTCGGCGGCGGCGGCATCTAAGATGCCGCCCGTAAGTCTAGACCACAAGCTACGAACCGCGCGGCACCCCTGCCGAATCTGATAGCCTGTCACGAGGGGAGCGGCCGCAGAGAGCGGACCCAGTGGCGATACGGGGAATGGGAACGCTCCCACGTGACGCAACCTAGGAGGACTTGGGAATGAACCACGACGACAAGGGCCTGAAGCTCACGGCCGAGGACCGCGCGAAGCACGACGCGGCGCTCGATGCGCTCAAGAGCGTGAAGCGCCCGGGCTGTGCCTGCGGCGCGCTGCACTCGTTGCCCGAGGCACCCGTGGCCCCGCAGATGGTGCTCGACCTCGCGGAGTTTCTCTCCAAGATGACGGGCGACGACCTCCGCGTAGCAGACCGGGCCGGCGTGTGCACCATCGACCCGGCCGAGGGCGCTCACACGAGCGAGGGCTGCTTCAAGATGGTGCCGAACATGGTGCCGAGGAAGCGGCCGCTGAAGGACAGCGACCCGTGCCCGGGGCTCTGCTTCAAGCCGGGCGACACGGACTGGCGCTTCGCGGCTGACTTGGAGGCGAGCATGGACGAGTTGCTCGTGCATCGGCATCGCTACGTGTTCCAGCGCTGGCCCAACATGGACGAGGCGCGCAAGGAACTGAACAAGGAGGCGGGCAAGTGAGCAACGCACGCACTCTCGTAATCATGGAGCTAGACGGCGACGTGGACGTGCGTCAGGTGGACGCAGCGCTCGCGGCGGCCGGGCTCTCGACCACCGGTGAGACGGCCGGCTACGGCATGAACACCATTCTGGGCGGCGTTGAGCACAGCTATCGCCCGGACGAAGTGTGCCGGCACTGTGGTTACCCGGGTCCGCTCGACGGCGTGAACGAGGCGGGCCTGTGCACGGACTGCGACGAGCACACGTCTGGCGTGTACCACCCGGGCGACGATGGCCCGTGCAAGACCTGTGGCGCGCCGCACGAGGGGCAGCCGGCGTGCGACGTGTTCACGCAAGACCAGTTCGCCGGGGCGACAGCGTTCTGCCCCGACTGCCACTGGCCGCAGTTCGATGAGCAAGGCACGCTGGGCACGGGTGGCCCGCCCTACGACGCGGCCACGGCCACAGGGATGTACGACCATGACTAAGCGCCGCGTGCTGGTGGGCGTCATCCGCGCAGACGACGAGATGCCGCCCGAGCGGCACTACTTCGACCGGGACAAGCCGCTGTTGCCGGAGGTGTACCGGCTCATCGGCTGCGACTTGGTGGAGGTGGTGCGGCCGGGCACGGGAAGCGTCCTTGCGCTCGTGGACGAGGAAGGGCTGCTGCACGGCAAGCCGCTGAACGAGATTGCTTCACTCATGCTGGGACGGCCCATCGTGGGCGACGTTGCCATCGTGAAGGACGGAGACCTGAAGTGAGCGAGACCAAGCACGAGCAGCTATACGACGACGCGCTCGCCAGCGGCTGCACCATCGACCACTGGGAGAGCGACCTCTATCTGGAGTGGTCGGCGGTGACGCGCGAAGTGCTGCGGCGCTGGCCCGACTGGAAGCCGGAGCGGAAGATTTTCCGCTCGCCGGCCGATGGCAAGCTCTGGTGCGTGGTGGCGTTCGCCTATGCGCCATGGTGGCGTGAGCGCAGGGCGAAGGCGCTGGCGCTGAAAGGGGGGCGAGCGTGAGAAAGACGAGCGCGCAGCACTACTGGCGTGCCGCAGCCGAACTCAACGCGCAGACGTGCGAGGCGCAGCAAAGGCACATCCACAGGATGGCGCGGGAGAACAAGCGCCTCCAGGCACACGCCGAGCGGCTAGCTGCGGCTATGCTCCGGCTCGCGCAGGCCGCGCAGGAGTGCAACCTCACGGACGAGATGGCGAACGCGGTCGCAGAGGGCGTGACCGCGATGCAGGTGTACGGGGCGCACAAGCTCAAGCGCGCCGGGAGGCCCGCATGACACGACGAACCCCATACCGCGTCACAATGAAGCGGTGGGACGGTGAACCCGCCACCGCCGTTGACTTTCTTGGTGAAGTGGACACGGAACACGGCCCCATGGCCGTGGTCCGAGTGCCGGGCAACAAGCTAGAGCTTGTTCATTCATCACGACTGACCGACGAGGATGGCCGAGGGCTTTACTACCTGCTTCACCCGGAGACCCCATGACCACACTCACACGCAAGGTGCGACGGCGCGTGAACGGCCTCGACCGCTCGGGGCCGCTCACGGTCACGCTGTACCCTTCGGGCACCATCGGGTTCAGACCCTACCGGGCGCACACCGAGTTCCTGCTCTCGCTGGGCGCGGTGTACGTGCGCGCAGCCGAGAACCATCTCGCCCACAAGCGCGCCGAGAGGAAGAAAGCTCGGCGGCGGCGCAGCCGTGGGTGACTGGCGGGAGTATCGCATCAACTGGGACGCGGTGGGCGCGCTTGCGCAGAACAAAAACCCGCTCATCGAAAGCCGCCCGCTCTACAAGCGGTTCATGGAGGCGCAGGTGGCAAAGAAGGATGGCAAGCCGGCGTGCCTGATGGTGTGTCGCGTGCACGTCGCGGTGCTCGTGCGCTTCCACGCCTACAACGTGCTCGGGCCGAAGGCCGAGGACGAGACCTATTGCGCCATGGCGGACCTGCTGCTGCGCGCCCACGCGCACGCATGGAATCAGAGCCACGAGACCAATGGCCTTGACCCGGTGCCGTACTTGGCTCAGGAGATTATCGCGGCCCCGGACACGAACCCGCTCGCCTACCTGCGCGGCTGCGCCTATCTGGAGCGTCAGTGTGAGCTGTGGCCGGGCTGGGAGACATCGCCGGCGTGTGCGTTCCTGCACGAGATGCAGCTAGGCGCGATTCGGCTGCTCCCTGGTTGGGCTGACACCATCGAACACTTCACGCCCGAGGCGACAAAGCGGATGAAGAACCCCGGTCTGCTCGACGCCAAGTGGCTCGACGCCAAGTGGGTCGGCCGGGACGAGTACCCACGAGAGGAGGAGTAGGTGCGAAAGACGCTAGCTGCAATCAGAGACCAGCTAATCGCCAGCGTGGTGCGCGAGGAGGTGCGCGCGTACATCGACGGAGCTAGGCGGCGGCGCTGCGCGTGCTGCGGGAGCAGCTTCGTGCCGCACATGAGGTACCATTTCCTGTGCTCAGACCCGTGCCGGCGACTGTGGTATCGGGGCGTGTTCAGGCCGAGGACGGGAGACTGACGTGACCATCAAGTGGAAGGACTGCGAACGCTGCCTGCTACCGTTCCGAGGCGGCAAGGCGAAGTGGTGCAGGGCGTGCCGCGAGCAACGGCGCTCCAAGACCAGGGCGGCGTCCCTCAAACGCGAGCGCCATGGACGGCGCAGGAGGGCAGCATGAGCGAGCTGACGAAGGAGCGCATCGAGGCGCTGCGTCAAGCGGTATCCGAGTACGGGAGCCTTGCCGCCAGTCCATCCATCGCGCTCTGCGACTCCCACGAGAGACTCCGCGCCCGCATCGCATCGCTGGAGCTAACGCAGGCGACCGACCGCGAGGTCATCGCGGCGCTGGAACTGTCTCAGAAGAACCTCGCCGAGATTGCGCGCGGCGGTGACAAGCTGCTGCCGGTGGCGGGGAACTGCATCGTGGCGCGTGACCGCATCACGGAGTTGGAAGCCGAGACGAAGCGCGCGCGGGACTACTCCATCCACATGGATGGCCTCCTGCGTGCGGAGGAAGCCAGAGTCGCGGAGCTGGAGCGGGAGCGGGACGAGGCGCGATTCGGCCACTACGATGCTGGTGCGGCCAATGAGGCAATCACGCTGCTGCTGAGCCGTGGCCGTGGCGGACCAGAGTGGGAAGCTGCGCGCACGGTCCAGAAGGCGGTCGCCGCCCTCTCGTCCCAACTCGCCGCTGCGCGGGAGGCGCTTCAGTGGGCGCGCAGGTACGCCACGGGCTTCGACCACGCGCGAGGTTGCGGCAAGCGCACGAGCATCGGCCACGACCGCTACGAATGCACCTGCGGCTACGACGACTTCAAGGGCTCGCTCGGCGCCGCTCTCGACGGGCTCGGGGACGCGGGGAGGGAGCCATGAGCGAGCTGTCCAAGGCTGTGGAGCGGCTGACGGAGCAAGCAGAGATGTACGAGGGAATGGTCTGTCATCCTGCTGGCGGCGGGGAAAGCGCCGACGCAGCCAAGGGATTCGCGGAATGGATTGCCCGCAGCCACGCCGCCGACATCCGCCTCGTGCTCGCCCGTCTCGCCGCATTGGAGCGCGAGTGCGCCGCGTGGCGCATGTTCGATTGGGAGAACTGGCCGGAGGACGACCCGAAGAGCACTCCGGCATGGGAGAAGGCGGACAACGAACTCCGTGCCGCTCGCGCCGCCAGCGATGAGGTGGGGAAATGAGGCTGCGCGCGATTGCCCTGCTCGTGGTCCTGTTCGCGCTGATGACGGTGTTCGTCATCTTCGGGCTGCCGCTGCTCGCCGGGCTGCTGCCGAAGGTGCGATGAGCCGGGCCAGGAGACTGAAGAAGCTAGCTCCACAGCGAGACGACGGCGCGCTGAGTCCGAGACTCTCTCGACTCAGGAAGCGGCGGCGCGTGGCCTGTCGCGCGCAGCACTGGAGGCGGCTGCTGGCGTCGGCGAAACTTGAGCCGTGGCGTCGGCCGGTGGACCAGAACTGCCGAGTGGCCTACGTGATTGGGCGGTGCAGCGAGTGCAGAACCAACGCCCTCGCCTGCGCCGCCGTGACCGACCAAGAGGCAGACGAGAGGCGCGGCCCACACGAGCTGACGGAGCTGCTGATGGAGCGGCTAGCCACGGCCTACGAGACGTTCCGGTTCCTGGTCACGCCTCGGAGTCGGCGCTAGAACTCCTTCAACTCCACGTCGTCCCGAAGCCGGGCCAGCATCCGCCCCATGAACGCGGCGCTGCGCCCGGCTTCCAGCTTGGCGCGCAACCCGTCAGCTAGCGCACCGAGGTTCTCGGGGTGGTAGATGGCCTCGAGCTTGCCGTATTCCTCGAGCAACCCTCGAGCTGCGACGGGACCGATGCCAGGGACGCCAGCTAGACCGTCAGAGGCGTCGCCGGCCAGCGCCAGGTAGTCCGGCATCTGGTCGGGGCTGACCCCGAACTTCTTCTGTACCCACACGGCGTCGCGCACTTCCCAGTCTGGCGGTGCCATCAACTCGACGCCGGCACGGATGAGCTGCGCCCAGTCCTTGTCGCTGGAGACCAGCATCACGTCGCGGCCGGCTAGCTCGGCGTGCTTCGCCAGGGTCGCGGCGGCGTCGTCCGCCTCGGCGTCCACGGCGGCGTAGGAGTCCAGGTTCATCCGCTGCCACGCCTTGGCCTCGGCGCGCACGAACTCCTGCGCCATGGGCGCTTCCTTACGGTGGCCCTTGTACGCCGGGAACATGCGGTGGCGGAACGTCTCGCCGCCGCTGTCCCACGCAGCTACGATTTCGCAGGGCCAGCGCTCACGCAGCCTCTGGACCAGGCCGGGCAGCATCGACCGGCCCCCCGCGTGGTAGGCGCGGCGCGCGAGATTGGTCCCGTCTACGATAACTAGCTTGGACAGCAGCGGCCTCCTTCCTCTCTGCGGCGACGCGGCGGTAGCTCGCCCGGCGGTGCTGGTCCATCTCCGCCGGGTGCGCGCGTCGCCACTTCTCGTTATAGGCTTTGACGCGAGCCGCGTTCAGCAGGTTCCAACGTCTCCGTATAGCTCGGGCGTGTCTCACCTGGCAGAGCGGGCACCTGACGGCGTTGGCGCCACCGATGTAGCTAGCTCCGCAGGCACAGGTTTGTTTGTGGTGGTACGGCCCCTCGGTCTTGAACACCCGGCGCGCTCGGTTGCCGGTGCCGGCCATCACGTTCTTGTAGTCCTGGTCGCGCACGCGCTCGCCCGGCCGCAGGCCCAGCCACGCGCGGCGCGCGATGCGCTCAAGCCGGCGCGCGCGGTTCAGCGCCCGCTTGTAGCAGCGGTAGTGGTAGCGCGGGTGCCTGCCGTGCTGGCTCGGGTTGTCGAGCGCAGGGTCGAGCAGGTCCTTGAGGCAGTACCTACACAGTCTCTGTCGGGGCAGGGGCGGGCGGCCTAGCTTCCCCATCCTTGGTCTCCTCGGTGAACGGCTTCACCATCACCTGCTTCATTCTCGTGCCGTCCAGGGTCTCGTAGATGTCGCCGAAGCTCATCCGCTTCTCTCTCTTGGGCGCGAGGTAGCGCTCCAGCTCCACGATGCACTTGTCGCGGATGGCGTAGCAGAACTGGAGTCCGCTGTGCATCTCCATCTCCGCCGTGACCGTGGCGCGCGTCTGGTGCATCACCCGGCACTCGTCGCAGCGCGCCCACGCAATCAGCATCCGCGAGTCCATGTTGAACACGGGCACCCACTCCCAGCGAATCTTGAGCCGTAGCTCGTCCCCATGCTTGAGGCGGCAGCGGTCGGCGGCGATGGACAGGTTCACGCGGACACCCAGACGATGGCCTTCCGGCCGGACAGCGTTTTGCGACGCCCATCGGTCTCTCGCACCAACCCCAGCTTGACCAGCTCGCCGCGCCGGGGGCGCACCGTCGAGGGGTTGATGAATAGGCGATGGGCAATCTCCTCGTCTGTGGCCCCCAGCTCTCCGCAGGTGCGAATGTAGGCCAGCACGCCGGCGCGCATGATTTCGCGGTGTGGGCGGATAGACTCGCCGGCCTCGCGGCTGGTCGTGTCGTTCGAGAATGGAATCGGTAGCTGCCGGCTCACTTACCCTCCAGCTCCTTCACGCGCGCCTCGGCTCTGGTCATTCTGTTCACCAGCTCGCTGCTGTTGGCGAACGCAGCCGTGCCGCGCAGAGCCTGCATCGCCTCGGTCAGCCCCCGGACCTCCTGCATCCTGTCGATTGACTGCTGCTCCAGCTCCTGGATTCTGGTCTGCTGCGCGGCTAGCTGCACGCGCGCCGTCGCCAGGTCTGAATCCACGACCGCCTTGGCGTTGCCAATCGCCTCTAGCTTCATGGTCGCTGTCGTCTTGGCCCACATGGCGTCGTCGCGCTCCACGGTGCGCTTGTCGAACGCGGCCATCAGGACGCCCATGTGCGCGGCGGCAGTCGGCCCCAGGCCGCCGCGCCCGTCGAGCACGGCCACGGCGCAGAACTCGCGGGCCTCCTGCACCAGCTCGTCAGTCGTTTTCTCACGCGCCAGGCGGGTCAAGGGGCAGCTCCTCCTGTGGCAGCTCGTTGGGGTCGGGCTTCTTCTCCTTCGGCTCCTTCGGCTTGTCCCAGCCGGCCGACTTCTCCTTGGCGTTCTGCACGGCATCGGCCCAGCTCTTTCTCGAGCGGCCCAGCGTCACGCGGCTAGCTGGGCCGTGGCCGACGTGCTCGAGGATGCCGACCTGGCGCTCCTGGGCGTTCGCGCCCCAGTCCACCCACGCCCCCTGGCCGGGGAACAGCTTCTGCATGGCGGCTAGCGCCTCGTCCCACTCGGTCACGCTGTCTCCTTTGGCGGCCAGCTCCAGCTGCCGTTGCCCTCCCCCTTCGGCACGTTCTCCAGCCACTCGATTGAACCGCCGTGGTGGTCCGAGAACACCTGAAGGTTGACGATGCCCACAGAACGGTCCTGCACCTTGGTGATGATGGCCGGCAGCTCGGTCCCGACGCCGCACGACAACAGCACGCCGGGGTCGCTGTTCTTCACCTTGTAGCGGACGATGCGGCCCAGAGTGAGCACGGGCCCGGTGAGGCCGGGAGCCAGCTTCAGGGGCGGTAGTTCTTCTTGCATGTTGCCTCCTATGCGTTCACGTAGAAGCGGGCGTCTTTGCCCGGAACAGACACGACCTGCTCGATGGCACCGTTGTTCACGCTTGGAAACTGGCTGCCGGTGATGCGCTTGTACGGCCGGCCGAGGTCGATGTTGTGGGCGATGGTCGCGTCGCCGTTCACCGCGACGATGCCGTTCTGGAAGCGGCGCAGGTAGCAGCCGGTTGTGCCAGTCGAGTGCCCGGCTTCGAGCGGCATCCCGAGCCAGCCCATGTGCGCCCCCGTGGCATCCGAGACGCCGCCCGGCAGCACCACGCTGTATTCATCGGCCCACCACAGCGCCGCCGTGGCGTCGTGGTTAGCCTTCCACATCGTGTGATAGCCGCCGAGGATGCACGCCGAGCCGAGGCCGAAGCGGCTGTTCTTCTCCCAGATGCCGGAGCCGGGCGTGTTCGAGTCCTGCTGCTCCGACTTGATGAGCGTGGTGCCGAAGCCGGTGGGGTTCGACGTGACCCACGGACGGGACATCGCGATTGCCATAATCTGGTCGAAGCTGAAACCGGCGTTGAATGGCGGGGCGCCGGCCCCAGCGCCCTGGTCCGGGTCCCACGACTCGTACAGCTCTCCGGTCATCTTGAACGCGGTCGCGTCGTCTAGCTGTACGGTGAACATGCCGCGATTGAACCAACAGAGCCCGGTCCCGACCATCGCGTTCACGAACGCCTGCGTCTCGACCATGGCTGCGGCGTTCATCGCTGCGACGTTGGCGTAGCCGGTGGTGCGCGCAACGTCCACGGTCGAGTTCCACGGGGTGCCGTCCAGCACATCGAAGAAGTAGCCGTCAGCCTTGCCCTGATTGAACTGCTTCCACAGGGCGGCAAGGGTCGTTCCCAGCGGCGTGTGGCCCTGGGTTCCGCCGCTTCCCATGTCGTAGAACAGGCCGCCGAGAGCGGCCGGGTCTCCCGACTGGTACGCGACTCCGAACGGCGGGTTTCCGTTGGCCGAGTGCGTCGAGTCGTAGTAGGTGCGTCGGTCGGGCGGCCCGAGCACGAGCAGCCATATCTGTCCCGCCAGCGTGTTGGACGACAGGTTCTGGGTGACGTACTGGTGCAGGTCGTAGATGAGGACTTTCTGCGTGGGATGGATGCTCGCGGCGCGGATGCGCGAGACGACGTTCTGGTTAGACGGCTGCCCCGTGTTCGTCCACGGCGCCGAGGTCACGGTCACAAGGTGCCGCTTGCCGAGCGCGGTGATGATGCTTTGGTCGAACACGCCGGGAGAGGTCATCAGCGGCGTGCCGTCGCTGCTGTTCCCCTGATAGCTCCAGATGAGCGGAAAGCCGTCCGCAGGCGCAGCATCACCCACGCCGTGCCGGCGGCGCGCGCCGAGGTTCAGGTTGTCGTAGTCTACCTTCGCGCCGGTGAAGTCGGCGCCCATCATGTTCGACTCGCTCGTGTTGGCGTTGGTGAGGTCGGCGTGCGAGAAGTTGGCGTCCCGAGCGTCGGAGCCGCTGAAGTCGGTGTCGCACAGCTTGCAGCCGACGAAGCTAGCTTCGCGCACGTCAGCCTTGCTGAAGTCGGCTTCGCGCAGGTCCTGCCCGCTGAAGTCGCGGCCGCGCAGGTCCTGCCCGCTGAAGTCGGCGCGCTCGCCCTCGGTCTCGCCCTTCAGGTAGGCGGCGTGGCTCTTGAAGATTGCGGCCAGGTCCATCACGCCTCCCTCCCGCTAGCTGCCGGCAGCAGCTTTCGTAGCTCGACGCTCTGGGCGACGGTCGAGCCGTCTTGCAGCAGCGTCCACGGCAGGAACACCTCCTCGAACGTGACCAGCTTCGCCTCGATGGCTTCGAGCTGGGCTTTGACCCAGAGCAGGAGCACGCGCCAGCGACGACGCTCCTCGCGCTCGAAGGACATCGTTCCAGGTCGGAGCCCTGGAGGCGCCGTGATGTCTAGTTTGATGGCTCGCCCTCGATGCGTGAACTGAATCATCGCTCCCTCCTTGGCCCAGCCGAACGCGAACGCCGTGCAGCCGTACCGGCGGAGCGTGCTCTCAATCTCAGAGCGAGACCGCTCCACCGGGACGCTGGTGTTCGCCGCGTACTTCACGCGAAGCCCTCCTCTTGCGGATTAACCATGCCGCGCACTCTGTCCAGTTCCTCAAGGACGAGCGGGAGAGACGTGCGCGCGCCCAAGAGCATCTGGGCATCATCTCTGGTCAGCCCCGTCAGTGCCAGCTTGCCCTCGTGCATGGAAATCACCGGCACGACCGCCAGCGCTTTCGGCGCCAGCCATCTGGCGTACTTCTCCTGCTCCGGCGTCATGCCGCCACCGCAGCTAGCTGCTTCGCCAGCCCGGCGCACTGGGCCTTCACGTACTGAAGCGTCCTGTAGTTCTCGACCAGCTCGCGCTCGGCAAAGAGGCGAGGCATGTCAGCCGGGCGTTCCTTGCGCTTGGGCCACGCATCGCCCGCGTGCGCGCAGTCGAAGCCGAACCACCACGCCGGCTCGAAGTCGCCTGGGCCTGCGACGTGGCAGATTGCGGTCGCCTGCATGTGCGCCGCCCACTTGTCGTAGTCATCCACGATGGGCGCCCACTCCCGCAGGAACTCGGCTGCGTCTCCGTGTGGGTGCGCCGTCGCCCGCGCGGTGCGCTCGGCCAGCTCCTCATGGTACGAGTCGCGCCACTTCGCCCACTCCCCGCGACCGCTCTCGTGGCACGCGCCCGAGAACGTGATGCCGCCGTGGACGCGAGTCATCGCCTCCGGCGAGTGCCCGCAGTAGCTCTCGCCACACGGCGTCGGCAGCGTGCAGCACGTCGAATAGTCCTTGCGATACCACGGGTGCTGCGGGCCAACACCGACGTAGCCGCACCACGAGCCCATCGGGCCACGCACCGCGAGACACGGCAGGCCGGTCTCTGGGTCGGGGAACTGAACCTTGTCGGGCTCGTCGTCCCACGGCCCCGGAGCCCAGCGCTCGCGGGCCGGGTCCTCCCTGTAAGTCAACGTCTCCATCGCCTACTCCTTTCATTCGTGGGGCCCCGGCTGACGGGTCGAGGCCCGCCAGCCAGAGTTATGTCGCAGCACCCCACACTCACGAAACCCGCTTCGCCAGGTCCGTCCGATACTTGAGCACCAACCCGATGACGCGCACTTCAGTGCCGTCCTTCGGCACGTCGAGCAGGCCCTTGCGAATCTGGTCCTGCGCCCAACCGCGCGCCGCTGCCGCGTCGAGCTGGAGCATGGTCTCCGGGATGCGACTGAAATCCTCGGCGACAATCTCCAGCGTGTGCGTCAGGTGCACGCTGCCCTGCGGCCCCGCCTTGACCTGCGTCACCGTGGGCGGGATGTAGCGCTGCGCCGGGGGAGGCGCGGGTGGTCCGCCCTCGCCGTCCCCCTGACGCGCAGCTTCCTCCGCCGCACGGAGCCGGGCCGATTCGGCTGCGCGTGCGACTTCGGATGCCTTCCGCTCCGCTTCGAGGTATGCCTTCACCTGCTCACTGAGGTACTTCACAGCCTCGGCCACCGGCTCCTCGTAGCCGGCGAACTTCTCCGCCACCGCCGCCTTGATGCTGTTGATGGCGACCGCCAGCGGCTTCTTCGACTCAGCTAGCCGCTTCGTTCCGGCCTGCAAGTCCAGGAGTGCTCCCGTTGCCATGGTCAGCGACGCGGCATCGGTCACGACGATGGACAGGGCGTAGCGTGCGCGCTCCATGGCCTTCGCAATCTCGGGCCGCGCGAGCGCTCTCACCGCCAGTCCGGCCGCCACCGTGTCGAGCGTCGAGACGATGGCCTCGTCCGTCGTGCGCTCGATGCCGATTCGCGTGGTCATTGGAACGGGTCTCCCTCCTGTGCTTCCTCGGGCACCTTGCCCGTGGCGTACTGCGGGTCGAGACCACGCTTCTCCAGCTCGGCCTCGATTTCCGTAATCAGCTCTGTGCGCGCGTCGCCTTGGAGCAGGTTGCTGTTCTCGTCCAGATACTCGTCGCGCAGGATTTTCCGGTACGTGTTCAACAGGTGCTGCCCGTGCATCTCGGACAGCTCCAGGTGCTCCTGCCTAGACTGCGACCACACTTTAGTTGTCATGCTGCGGGCCTACCCTTTCTTGCATCGAGGTCAACCATCGCCTGCTCCACGCCGCGACGCAACAGCGCCACCGATGCGCCTCCCAGCGCGAACACGTCCTGCGACCCCGAGAACCCGCAGGCTTCCAAGATGTTCAGGTCGATGAACCATACCGACCCGTTTCCGGGGACCAAGAACGTGCGTCCCTGCCCGTGCTGCTGGTACGCCTTCTCTGCCTGATGGCAGCGCTTCACCAGATGCTCGGGGTTCAACAGGTCATCCTCTGACGGCTCCTTCGCCGGCTCCTGCTCCTGCTCCGGCTCGAAGCGCTTTGCGGGCGGGGGCCCGGCCTTGGGCGACTGCACGGCCACCGTCGCCTTCCCCGCCGCTTTCTTCTCCGCCTCGTAGCGCAGCACCACGCCGTAGAGCCACTCCCACTCGTCGCTCGTCACTGTCTGGTAGCTCTCGAACCGCCGCTCCGACCCAGCCCACTCGCACAGCGAGTTCACAAACCGCGTGAACGTCTCCTTCTCGCCGCGCGCCGTCAGCTTGGCTGGCGCGTAGATGCGGTCACCAACGTCCTTCACCATCTTGTCGTAGCGGACGGGCTCGGGCTTCTTCTCGGGCTTCGGCGCAGGAGCCTCGGGCGGCCCGCCGAGTGCCCCGGCCAGCGCGTTGGTGGCAGCCGCTTCGTCAACGACCACCGCCCCGGACGCTGGCCCGTTCTCCTTGGGCGCCTCCGGCTCCTCGCCTTCACCCGGCAGGTCCGGCACCGCCGCGAGCACCCAGCCCATGCCAGCGCCGATGGCGCGCAGGGCCTTGCGGGTCGCTGCCCAGCGGTACATATCCTCGCTCCACGTCCCCCACACCGAGTTCTTCAGCACCTGCCCACGCTTCGCCATGTCCTCGTTGAAGGTCTGCTCGTGCGGCTGCTGCCCCTTGCGGGACACGCGGACGGTGCACGACTTCTCCTTCTGGTCAAGCACGTCGTAGGTGAAGCCGTCGATGCGGGCGAAGGCGAGATTCAGGAGCAGCTCGGTCTTGAACGTGGGCCGCCCGTGGACGACGTAGGCGTTCTGGAGCGCCAGCAGCATGGGAATCTGCATCTCCCGCGCCGTGAGGGCGATGACGCACGCCTGCTCGACGCTGGTGATGCTCTGCGGCAGCAGCCCGCTCCGCAGGGCAATCGCCACCTGGTCCTTGATTGCCTGCCACTCCACCGCATCAGGCGGCATCACGAGCGCCTGTGGGTCGTACTTCTGCATCGCGGTCGTCACTGGACCTCCTAAAGCGCTAAGGGCGGCGTCAGCATCGTGGCAGCCGAGGGAGGACTTGGGAAAGCCACCTCGACCGCTCCGCTGACACCGCCCAGAGCCCCAAGTCCTCTTATGACTCGACCTACGCTAGCATCTGATGCGTGGTCGGGCCTAGAGGATTCGCGGCTTTACTTCTTCGGCCCAGCCCCCACCGCCATGAGCCCGCCGGCCGCTGCGCGCTCGAGGACATCGCGGTTGCTCGTGAAGTTTGGCGTCGTCTCGCCAGCTAGCTGGTCCGCGACCTGTTTCACCAGGTCGAGCCACGACAGGCTCGGGTTGTTGGCGTAGACCTGCGCGGCCACGTCCTTCGCCACGAGGGCGATGGCGTTCGCGCGCGCAGCGTCCGAGTTGTTCTTCACGTGCTTGCCGAGCCAGCCTGCGAAGGCGATGCCGCCGAGCTGGAGCGCGTAGGGCCAGATGAGATGGAACAGGGGTCCGAACTGCACGGCCACCTCCTTGTCAGTTGGGAATCACATGGCGACGGTGACGCAGCTCTGCAATCGCCGCCGACCTCTCGGAGCTACCTTCCTTCTCCAGCACAGCGGCGGAAATCAGCTCCACAATCTCGAACGCGCGTTCGGTGCGAATCGAGTCCGCTTCGAACCGCCTCGCCTGGAGCGCCGCCAGCGCCGACAGGTCATCATGGGTGTCGTCTAGGCGCGCACTGATGCCGGCCGTCATCTTCTGCACCGCCCACGTCCCGCCGGCAGTCACGGTGGTGACGACGATTGCAGCGGCCCCGAGGTAGAGCCGCATCTTCCTGGCAATCACATCGAGACCAGAGTCGTGGACCTCGACGCTATCTTCCTGCTCATCGGGGCTCACGCTACCTCCTTGGCCTTCACCGCCGCCTTCCAGTCCCGGCGCTCGAAGTGCGGCCGGTCCCAGGTGAACTTGTCCGCTACGCCAAGCGGGCCACCCCACGACAAGCCCAAGCCTTCGCCGATTTCGCCTATCTCCTGCCAGCGAAGGTTGCTCTGTGGGTAGGGCTCTCCTCCAAGGAAGCAAACGTCGAACGCCATCCCATAGTTGTGTGGCGACTCGCCGGGCATGGCCTTCGTGACGACGTGGCTGGGGTCCACGATTATCCATGAGCCGTCCTCCTGCTGGACGCGGCCCTGTTGGTACAGGTGAAGCTGTTCCCCAAGCGTCCGCAGAGTATGCGTCACCCGGAGCAGAATGGAACGTTGAGCACACATCGCCATGAATCGCTTGCACTTGGCCTGCGTGATGGGCTCCAGGTCATCGACCCTATCGCTCACTTCGCCCCCTTGATGATTTTGCGCCGCTTCGCTTCCTCATCGGTCGGCGTGAGCCCCAGATTACCCTTGACCATCTGGACCGCATCACGATTTTGCACGTAGCTGCGCGTGCCCACCACGTCGGGCACGGCCGTGCGCGCAATCTTCGCGGCGCTCGGGACCGGCCCCATCTCGACGGAGTTCTGAATCGAGCGCCGGAACGCCACGAGACCCGGGACCTGCTCGCGCAGGAACTCGGACAGCGCATCGCCCACGGGCCGCGCCAGCTCGCCCGCAGCCTGCATGGGGCGCCCCTGCTTCGCGCGCTTCTGGGCGCGAGCCCAGGTGGCCGTCGTGTTCTCGGGGCCCAGGTACTGCCACATCAGCCTAACTGCGGGTGACATTCCAGTTTCAACACCGCGCTCCGGGCTGACCACGGCAGCCGAGCGCGCCCGCTCCAGCGCCTTCGCGAGCTTCTTGTTGTGCGGGTCCAGCGAGTAGGCGAGCAGCGTCACCATCACGTCCCAGCCCGGCGTGCCGGGCAGCATGGCGTTGATGCCGGTGGCCTCCGTGAGCGCGTGCATGAGGCCCACGGTGACGGCCTGCGTCATAAACACGCGCATCGCCTGGCGGTCGTGGAAGCGCGCGCCGTACTTGTCGAGCCAGCGCTCCGCGCCGTTGACCGGGGCCGGGTACTCGCCGCGCACGAGGTACTTGTCCTCGGTCGGCAGCGCGTGCAGGCGCGAGACCGCGCGCTCCGGGCGCGGCGCCACCTCGCCGTACTTGCCGCCCGTCAGGGCGCTCGTGGCTCCGCGCGCCACGGCAGCGCCGACCTTGAGCGCGCCGCCCACCGGGCGCGTGACGTAGCGCGGGAAGAAGTTCGCCGGGAACGTCATCAGGCGGCCCAGGAGCTTGCCGGCGGTGCCGCCGAAGATGGGCGCCTGCCCGAGCGCGTTGTAGTCGAACATGGTCTCCGAATCGAGGATGGACTGGAGGCGCTCGGCGGTGCCCTTGGTCCGCATCGCGGCCACGGTCTTGGCCCAGTCCTCGAAGAACGGCGCGCCCAGCTCCTTGTGGAACTGCCACGCCACCGCCGGGTCGAGGCCGTAGCGGCGCGCCAGCACCTCGCTGCCGAGCACGTTCACGCCGCGCGTGAAGTCCTCAATCAGCCGGTAGCCGTACATGGGGCCGACCACCTCGGCAATCTTCTGGTAGGGCTCGAGCGTGGGGTGCAGGAGCTGCTCGCGCGCGGACATCACTTCGCCCTGGAGCGAACCGAGCTGCATCGCGCGCTGCTTCGTGTCCTGGAAAATCTCGCGGTAGCTAGCTGCGTTCTCGGGCGTGATGTAGCCGCGCTTCTCTGCCAGGTCCACGATGCGGCGCATGACCTCGCCGCCGCCGACGCGCGCGGAGGCGTGCAGCACCGGCAGGATGCCGTACTCGGGCGCGCTCGTGATGTAGGGCTGGAACCAGTTCGCAATCATGGCGCGGAAGTTCCAGCCGAGCACGGCGCGCATCTGGTTGCCGCCCATCTGCCGGAACCACGCTGAGCCCGGCGAGCGCGCCGAGTCCTCGATGTCCTGCCGCCACGCGCGGTAGGCGACCTCCTTCGCCTGCTTGCCGGTCAGGCCCTCGGGGCGCGTCTGGAGCTTGCCGCCCGAGAGCGCCTGCGTCAGCTCGCGCGCGCCGTGGCCGATTTCGACACCGGCCTTGCCCGCCAGCTCGAACGGCTTCCTCAGCTTCGGGGACTCGAGGCCGGTGAACACCATCTCGCCCTGCGTGCCGATGAGCTTGCGCCCGAACTTGTCCGTGAGCAGCACCTCGGCGCCCTTGCGCGGCCTGCCCAGCAGGTCCTGGTCGCGGCCCGGCGAGACCTCGAAGTTGACGCCCTCGGGCACGAGGAAGAACCGCTTGTATTCCGTGCCCAGCCGCGCGCCCATCTTGCGGGTGTCCTCGTTCGGGAACAGCATCTCGGCGGCGCGGCGCGGCGAGATGCTGGACGCCTGCGGCTCGTTCTTGGCGTAGAACAGCGCGCGCGAGGTGTTGTCGAGGATGTTGTCCACCTTCGTCTTTCGCCGCAGCAGCGTGGCCTTCAGCCAGTCGGCGACCAGCCCGGCGCGGATGGGGTCCTCGTTCTCCATGTGCGCGATGTCGCTGCCCAGCCGGCGCAGCACCGGGGCCAGCGCCGAGTAGCGCGACATCACGGAGATGTAGGCGTCTAGCTGGAGCGCCGCGTCCTCGGTCCACCTGTCGTGGTTGTTGCGGTGCTCGAAGAAGCGGTTCCGCATGTCCTCGAGCGCCGCCTGCCGCTGCTTCACGTCCACGCCGCCCAGGAAGCTCTGGAGCAGCGAGTCCACCAGCTCCGACGCCTTGCCCGTAATCATGTGCGGCAGGTCGTAGCCCTTCAGCGGCTTGATGGGCTCCATGCCCATGCTCTTTCGCACCTTGTTCACGTAGTCGAAAATCTCGCTCGTGAGGTTGCGGATGGCGTCGGGGACATGCTGCAAGTCCTTCGGCAGGTCCTCGACCTTGGCGCGGCCCGAGAGCACGCGCGAGACGAGCTTCGAGTTGTCGGTGAACGGCCCCATCAGCCGCGCCGCCTTGTCGCCAATCAGTTCCATGCGCCGCCAGTTCCAGCGGTGCATGTGCAGCGCCTCCTCGGAGTAGCCGGCCTTCAGGTCGATGGCGTTGTCGCGCGGCAGCACGAAGTTGCCGCCCAGGAGCTTCGCGTGCGCCATCAGGCGCACCAGCGCCGACTCCGAGTAATAGTCGGGCTCGTACAGGCTCTTGCCTTCGTAGCGCTGCACGACGCGCCCCTGGGCGTCCACGGTCTTGAGTCGGTCGCCACGCGGGATGCGGCGAATCGAAGCGCGCATCACTCCGGGCTGGCCCTTCAGCACGTCGCGCCAGAGCTGCGGCAGCGCCGTCTCGGCGAGCCGCTTCTCGTCGTCGGTGAAGCCCTGGTAGCTGTGCATAATCTGCGGCTCGGTGCCGGCGGGGATGTTGTCCACCGGGCTCTCGGGCCCCAGCTTCAGGTCAATCTCGTCCTTGATGTTCTGGAGGGTTTTCTCCGCCGGCACGCCGAGGCGCAGGCCCTTGGCGATGCGGTCGAACAGCTCGTGCGGGTTCAGCGACTTCTCCAGCGCCTTCGCGCGCTCGCGGTCGGCGCTGACCTTCTCCGAGAGCTTCTTCACGGCCTCGGCGTCGCCGCCGGACTTCTCGATGGCCTTGAGCGCAGCTAGCTGCCGTGAGAGCGCCGTCTTGATGCTCTCGACGTAGCGCAGGCCCCGGTTGGTCGCGTCCTTCACCTGCTGCGGCGTGAACCCGGCGTTGCCGAAGTCGTTGCCCATGTCGAGCTGGTTCAGCCGGTCCAGCAGCCCGCGCTCCTGCTTCAGCGCTGCCGCGAACTCGACGGCGCTGCCGTACTGCCCGTCGTTGATGGCGCGCATCGCCATGCGCTGGCGCACGCTGTTGAAGTAGTCGGGGTGCGCGGACACCGCAGCGCCCAGATGGCCGCCGTGGGTCCGCATCGCCTCGTCGGCGAAGAACTCACGAACGGCCGGGTCCAGGCGCCCGATGTTGGCCGCGCGCTCTGCCTCGGATTGCTTGGTTCCAAGAGCCGAGGCGATTTCCTTGACGCTCTTGCCCTCGTCAGAGAGCCGGCTCGCCAGCCGCGCGTCCTCGATGTAGCTGGTGCGCGCGGTGCGGCGGTTGGCGTACTCGGCAATCTGCTGCGCCTGCTCCGGCGTGACGAACACCTCGACCGCGTTCATGCTGCGGTCGGCGCTGCCGGTACGCACGTAGTCCTCGCCGCGCTTGCCGAACGTGTTGCTGGCGAGGTAACGCCGGTGGTGCCCGTCGAGGATGTAGGTCTTGCCCGCCTCGCCGAAAGCGCCGGTCTTGTCGGTCCAGATTGTGACCGGCGACTGGTCCATCAGCGCCTGGTTGTAGCCGCCCTGCGGGTTCTTGGGGCTGGGCTCCAGGTGCTGCGAGATGACGCGCGGGTTGATGAGGTCGCCCTGGGTCACGCCCTCGCGCTTCTGGAACTCGGGCAGGATGGACAGGTCGCTCGCCTTCACCGTCCGCATCTGCGGCGGCGCCAGGTGCTCGCCGCCAGCGTCCTGCACGGCCTGCGCTGCGGCATCCGTCGCCATGTCCTTGGCGACCGCTGGCTTGTCCTCCGCCTTCTTCGGCTTCGGAATCTCGACGCCGGCAGCAGCGAACGCATCGCCCTGCCCGGCTTCAGCCAGCGCCTTGGCGCGCACGCGCGCGACCTCGGTGTTCGGGTCGAATCCGTCCGGGACCTTGGCGCCGCTCTCCTTAGCCGCCTCCTCTGCGAGCGTGATGGGGCTGGTGTTGCGATTCATCGGGTCGCGCACCTTCTCCCAGAAGGCGTCGTGGAAGTCCTGCGCCGACTTCGCCTCCGGCGTTCCCATCTTGAGTGGCTTCGGGGTGCGCTCGCCCAGCCCCTCCAGCTCCTCCTGCGGCAGCTTCTTCTTCACCCCCAGCCTGGCGCGCAGCTCGTCGGAGACGAAGCGCGGGCCGCCCTGCTTCGCATAGCTGATGGTTGTCAGCCCTGGCTCGCTGGCGTCGGCGGGGGCCGAGCGTTCGAGCAGCTCGTCGCTGATACGCAGCAGCTCGGAGAGCGCGGTGGACTCGCCCGGCTTCATGCCCAGCAGGCGCCGCATGATGTCCACGAACGCGGTCAGGCCGTTCCTATGCGTCCGGTACTGGATGCTCTCCAGGTAGTTCTGGGCGCGGTGGTCGGTGAGGCCCCACGTCATAATCTCGTGGATGCCGCCGTCCGGGACGTGTGGCTCGAACAGGAAGTTGCTCTGCTGGAGGAACCTCTCCGTCTCCGCGCCCAGCGTTTTTGCAGCGGAGCGCTTCAGGGTCTCCTGGAGTACGTGCAGGTAGAGGCGCTCGAGGTCGGCGACGGCCGAGATAATCTGGCGCTCGCGATTGCTCCCGCCCAGTGTGGACTTTGGGTTCCGAAGCTCCTTCAGCCCCCAGTTGATAATCGAGCTGAGCGCCTGGTGGAGTTCCTCGTGAATCACGACTCGCCTGCCGACGCCGCGCGCACGAGCGAAGTTGCCGTTCAAGAACACCGGCTCCTCGTGGCGGCCGATAAGGCCGGGCGAGGAGATGTGGGCGCCCAGCGTGGCGTTGTCTCTCGCCATGGCGCGCAGGTCGCCGACAACCTGCGGAGTGGCAATCGCAGGCGGCAGCATGGCCGATAGCTCGGCCGGCTTCATGTCCTTGTGGACGAGGTGAATCTTGTTCTTCTCGACGTTCTGCTCGGTCAGCGACTCGCGGGTGCGGCGCGCAACCAGCTTCTCGGCCGGCGTGCCGTTCTGTTCGACCTCGCGCATCGCCTCCTCGGCGGTCTTGCCGTGGTAGTGGAGAACCGCGCGCGCCTCGTCCGCCGAAAACACCGGCTGGTCGCCCTGCGTGTGCTCCGCTCCGGGCTCGAAGCGGTTTATCTTCTCCTCTTTCGGCGCGAAGTGGCTCTCGATGAACTTGTCGATGATGAACGGTGGGGCGTCTGGGAACCGCTTCTCGAGTCGCTTCCGCATCTCCTCTCGGCTGTTGGGCGGCTTGCCCGCGCGCGCCATGCCCTGCACGGCCTTGAGCAGCGCAACATTGTCGTCGTGGCCGCCCACGTCCCAGCCGTCCTCGTGGAGCGCCGCGTGAACGAGCGCGTCTAGCTGCTCGTCGGTGGCGCCCTCGTTCACGAGCTTGTCCAGCTCGCCGGGGTAGTGCTTCTCGAGCGCGGCCTGGATGTCCTCGTGGCTGGGCTCGCCGGTGCGCTTCGGGGCTTCTGGGGCCTTCGGCGCCTCGGCCTTCGGCTCCCCCGCACGGCGTCGGGCTATCTCGTTCTCGACTTCAGCAAGCCTGTCCGGGTGCCATCCCTCCCTGGCCCCCTTCAGTCGCATCGAGTTCAACTCTCCGTCACCGGCGTCGCGCACATGCTGGCGGAACAAGTCGGTTGGCGGCGACTGGTTGGTTACTTTCGGTCTTGGTGCTTCTTCTGTGGGAGGAGGCGGAGCCTCCGGCTTCTGGGCCCGGCCACGGGTTCCCGTCTGCTCGGGGGGCGCCCCCTCCCCTTTCTTCTCCGAGAACAGGTCCTGCGACCCGATGCGCCGCTGCTCGGCCTCCTTCTCGAGATTGCGGGGCGGCTCCGGCGGCATGGGCTCGCGCACGCGCGGCGGCTTCGCCGGCTTCGGCTTCAGCCCGCGCCGCGCAATCTCCGCCGCGAGCGCCTGCTTCACCGGGCCCTCGGGCTCGATGGCGTGCGCGTTCTGGAGGTGGTCGCCGGCCATGCGGTTGATGGCGATTTCGCCACCGCGCGACGAACTCTGGTAGGTGCTGGGCAGCTCCTCCGGCTTCGGCAGCGGCGGCCTCGGCTGCTCGGGGACCTGCGTCTCCGGGAACGGTGGCGCCTTGGCGCGGATTGGCTCCTCTACCGCTGCGGCAGGCTTCTCTGGGGCCGGCGCAGCAGCAGCCTTCCCGGGCCGCTGCTCCGCTTCGTGTGCCGCCCTCTGCTCGTCGGTCATCGGGGCCGACACAACGCCAGACGCCTTGAACGCAAGCCCCTCGGCCCGCCCACCGTGCGCCCCCTCGATTTCTTCCTTCGTGTGGAAGCTGCCGTCTTTGGCGACGAACCCGCGCTCGAACGGAACGTCGTACCACGGCACGCCGGGATGCTCTCTCCCAATCTCCGGGTTCTCGGCGTAGACGCGCTGGAGCAGGCTTCCGTGAATCTCGCTCGGCGTGGCCTCGTAGACCTTGCCGGAAACGCGGATGGCTATGCTACGGAAGGCCCCCTTCGTTGGCGCGGGCGCCTGCGGCTTCTCTGCCACCGGAGGTTCATACGGAGCCACGACCGAGTTCGTGAAGGATTCAAGCGTCGGATAGTTGAGCGGGGCCAGGTGCCCATTCGAGTCCTCGGCGATGACGCGGACGTGCGGTGGTCCATTCGGGTCGTCGTGCGGATAGGCGTAGACGGTGTGAATCTTCGCCACCAGCGGCTTGCCGGTGTCGGGGTCCTTGAGCGTGAACAGCCTCCCCGCCACCGTGTTGTTGAGGCTCTGCGTCAGCTCCTGCGCGCGCTCGAGGTCCTTGCCGGCCATGCCCTCCGGCGGCTTCGCTGCGTCCGCCAGCACCTGCACTTCCGGCTTGAGCTGGGGCTTCTCACCCAGCGTCGTCGGCTGGCCCATCGAAGCTAGACGCGCCGCTTCCTGGGGCGGCACCACGCCACGGCGCGCCGTCTCCGTGAACTGGGCCTGGCGCGAGGCGTGTTCGCCCGCGAGGCGGTTGGCTTCGCCGGCGGCAGCGAGGCCGGGCGCGTGCGCGAGCCCCAGCGCGCTGTTGATGAGCAACTGCTCGAGGAAGCCGCGTCGCGCGTCGTCCCACGTCACCGGCGTCGTCGGCGAGCCTAGCGCGCCGCTGATTTTCTCGGCCGCCCACGGCTGTGCCCCACCAAAGACAGCGGCGGTCGGGATGCTCGCTGCTGCTGCACGCAGCAGGCCGGGGTTAGCGCCCTCGATTCCGCCGCTGATGGCTCCCGTCAGCTTACCAGCGAGCGCCGTGGTGGCGCCGCGCACGATGCGCTGGGTCGGCGTGCCGGGCTCTGCCGCAGCGATGGCGCTCATGGTCGTGAGCGCTTTCGCAGGGGCTGCCTCCGCGCCGAGTACGTAGGGCGCGAGGCCGGCACCCACGTCCGTCGCGTGCTCGGCGAAGGTGCGCGCCGGCGGCACGATGGGGGCGACGTTGCGGGAGACCGGGTTCGGGTTCGCGTTCATCTCGGCGGCGTTCCCGAGTCCGCCTCCAGCGGTGGAGCGCGCGGCGTTCACCACCAGGTCGCCAACGCCCGCCACGGTGCGGCCCCAGGTGTTCGCCATCCGCATCCCGACGCGCTGCCAGGCCGGAGCCTTGTTGTAGGCGTCGAACGCTGGGTTCGGGGCTTGCAGCGAGCTGGGCGAGCTGGCCCCCGGGACATCGGGCCCGGCCACCGGCGGCGCCTGGCCGCTCATGGCGCGCTGCACCGCGCGCACCTTCTCGTGCACGACGGTCATGCGCGGCGCGCGCTCCGCGAGCGCGCTGCTCAGGGTCTGGGCGTACTGCGCCGGGTAGTCAGGCGGGACCTGCGTCGCCAGACGCTGCTGCCACTTCGGCGTCAGCGTGTCTAGCGGATACGCCGCCTTCGTTGAGTCCGGCAGAAGGTCGTAGAGCGTTGCCATCCGTAGCTAGTTCCCGTCATCTTCTTCGTCCCACTTCTTGAGCTGCCCCATCGGGTCCTCGTACTGCGGCTGCTCTGGGGTCTCGGGCGGCGGCGCGGGCGTGTTCAGCGGGTCGGCGTTCCACTGGTCGATGTTGCCTTCGCCGGTCTGCCCGCCGGGCTTCATCCCCGCGAGCACGGTGTCCATGTGCAGGTACTTGTCGCGCATGAGCTGGATGGCCGTGCGCCGGGCCATGTTCGTCGTCTGGAACTTGGACGCGGCGCTGGCGCGCGACTCCTCAATCATCATGTTCAGCCGGTCGCGGTTCGGCACGTCGAAGGCGTGCAGCGTGTTGTCGGAGTCCAGGTAGACCGGCTCGCCGTCCTTGGTTTTCCAGCCAGCGCCGAGGAACTCGGCCGCCTGCTTGCGGCGCGCCCAGAACGCCGCCTGGTCCATGGGCTGCCCGGCCGGCGTGCGCCCCGCCTGCATGGTCAGCCACGGCAGCTCCTTCTCGATTTTGGAGCGCGTGATGTTCGCCGCCGTGTCGCCCTCAATCTTGGCGCGCATGTCGAGGTCGCGAAGCGCAGCGTCCTGCTCCGCCACCTTGCTGCGCGCCTGAAGGCGCTGGTTCGCCAGCTCGCGGATGCGCTCGTCAACTGCCTCGCCGCGCTTGGTCACGCGGTCGCCCACCTCTTGCGCGCGCGACGCGATGCTGGCGGTGTTGATTTCGTGGATGTTGGCGGTTCCCCCAGTCGGGTCGTTGGGGTCGGGGACGAACGAGGTCAGCTTATACTTCTTCGCCAGGTCGGCGCTGATGGGCTGGTCGGTGGCCGGTCCCGTGTGCGACGCCTTGGGCACGGTGCCGGTGACGACCTGCTGAAGATGCGCGAGCTGCAAGCGGTCGTACTCGTCGTGCGTCTCGCGGCGCTGGCGCAGCTCCCTGGCGTTGGCGATGGCGCGGCGCGAGCCAATCATTTCCGAGACGATGCGCGCGATGCCGCTCGCGCGGTCGGGAATCTCGTTCGCCGCGAACGGGTGCACGTTCACCTCGGGCCCGTACTGGTCGAGCCCGGCGGTGGCTGCGTTGAAGCCAGCGCGCGCGGCGCTGCCAACGCGCGCAATCTGGCGCCCGGTCGAGTCGTAGATGCTCGTCGCCACCTAGAAGCTAGCTCCGGGGTTGGTGATTCTGGGCTTGAACGTGGGCGCCGGCG